GTATAACACCTTCTTTCTATTGTTTACTTATATAATATATGATAATAGATTTTATTTTATTAGTCAATGTCTATTTCTGTGTACTACTTGCACAAGTAAAACAAGTTTAAAAACGTCTATTTTTGTGTACTTTGTCAATTTACTATTCGTCTATTATCGTGTATTATAATAACTGTAAACGAGATACAGCAACAGCCACACAGGACAAACAACCGGACGCCCTGAACCACTCAAGCCAATGAGGACATAAGCAAGCGATCTGATTAATTGCAAAACCTGAGGCAGTCGCAAAATAAAAAAGCCGTTGACACTCTACCAAAGCAACCAACGGCACCAATCAAAAAAGAAAGGTAAGCCCATTATATCAGGGCGAAAGGAAAAAAGAAATGTCAAAATATTTTAAATCTATTAAATCTTATGAAGATCTTAAAAATCAGTATAAAAAATTATTGAAAGCCAATCACCCGGACAACGGCGGAAACGTTGAGACAATGAAAGAAATTAATGTCGAGTATGACGCACTTTTCACAGTTTGGAAGAATAAAAAGGAAGTTGAGACAGGCGAAGAGATCAAAGAAACCGCAGACAGCACACGAAGCCAGTTTTACACACAGTTTGGATGGGAAGGAAGCCGTCACAGCTGGGATAGAACACTAAAAGAAGTCGCTCAGATTGTCCGGGCATATGTAAAAGAGAAATACCCAACTTATAAGTTCAGTGTTAGAACGTCATATGCTTCTATGTGCCAGGAATTGCACGTTGAATTGAAGGAAAGCCCAGTAGAGATTTACAAGCCATTTGACGAGCTGTCACTTGATGATTTTTCAGAAATTGCAAATCGTCTGTACTACTGGGACGGAGAGAAAAAGTGCGATTTTCTGAATTCATCAACAGACGAGAAGAAGAAAATTATTGAAGAGTCAAACAATTGTTATGCATATATTCTGAATGACGTAACGAAAGCAGTTATTGAAGACGTTGACGCATTTGTAAAATCCTACAATTACGAAGATTGTGACGGAATGATCGACTATTTTAACGTAGATTTCTATTATTTCGGTTGCTGCCGCAATAACGGATCAAGTGTTAAGATCGTGCCAAAGACAGCCAGAATCAAGAACAAGAAAGCAAGTGTTAAGACTTCCAGCAAGAAGAACGAACAGCCACAGCCGGAGCAGATCGAAGTAAAGACGGACGGCATCAGCTACAAGATTACACAGGGCGAAGACACGCGCAACGGTTCCGAGTTATGGCTTGTAAGAATTAACGAGACACTCACAAGAGAGCAATATCTTGCAGAAAATAAAGCAATGAAGGATCGCGGCGGATATTATAGCAAATTTAGACACGCTTTCATTTTCCGAGTTAACCCGACCGAAATTCTGAAAGGAGAAAAAACAGCATGAGTAATATCTGTATTAAAAAAATACCGTGTTGCGGGTGTCCTGATATGGACACTTGCACTCTTGAAAAATCAGAAAATCTTTTAAAAGAATTGTTTACACGCTACGGAAGTTATACCAAGGAAATGAGCGAGAAAACAATAAGAATTTACGAGCAGCACCCGGAGAAGCTACACACAGAAGCGGACATACTGCATTATTTTGACAAGGCACAAAAAGACATTGAACAGCTTGAAAGGGTTATTTTGCAGCTGAAAGCATACGAAAACGCATTGACTGAAAGATATAACTTCATTAAGACAGCACCGACAAAGCAGAAAATAAAGCTATACCGGGAAAAGAAATATCAAGATAAAGTTTATTATTTCATTCTTTTCTATTCTGTAAATTTGACAGACGGACACGAAGAACTAATACAATCTATTAAATACACTGGAAAAGAACGCCGGAAGGCTATAGAAGACTTTGAGCAGCTCCAAAAGGAAAAGAAGAACACTATTTTTGAGAAAGACATAGAAAAGCGATATTGGGAACGCTAGAAAGGACTTGAAACCATGAAAAAGGTAATTGACGTTATTATATTAGCTCTATTAATTGCGGCGATCAGCTCAGCTGCTACCCGTGTATACATGATAAGAACCGCAGCGCCTTCCGTGCCTTGTTCTATCGCATGGAATGACGAAGTGCACGACTACAGATAACAGCCACCCGCCCCGGAGGAACGAAGGCAGAAAGGGCAAAGAATATGGAGAAATGGCGCGTTAATTGGTGCGGTAATTATTCGGAATTTTCCGCAATTTTCGACACGAAAGAAGAAGCGAAAAAATTCTACAATTCATTAATCGCAAGAAACAAAAAAATTTATAGCGTATATATAGCCGGATAAGTTCCGGCTTTTAGAATACCAGAAGGGAGATAGAATAAAATGAAAAATAGAGATATCGCGGAAATGATTTTTACCGCTTTAAGTGACGGATACGACAACGAAGAAGAACGCCCGGAGACGGTCGCAGAGCTTGCCGCAGAACTTGACAAGCTGGAAGAAGGCGCAACGCTCAAAGCTGCACTAATTGCACTCTGTGAAACCGTGGAAGATTTACAGAGCTAGGAAGGGAGGCGGCGCACATGGTACGAAATACGGAAGGCGGGAAGATCGCATTTTATCAGGCGTGGACAGATGACAATCTATTAATTTTTGAATACTGCGGAAGGGTTCAGGCGTTCCGAGTTATTCCAGATGGCAAATATATAATAGCCATTGAAGGTGGAACGATCCGAGCCGATCACGGCGCGAAGGGGTTAATTGATACACTGGAAGCAATGCCAGCCGCAGACCTTGAAAAGATCATAAAAAGAATATTTTAAAACACTAGCCCGGAATCCCTCCGGGCTATTCTCGCACCCGTTCAGGCGTTGTGCCGGTTCGATCCCGGCGGCGGGTTTCTCTGTACATTGACAATATAACGTGCTATGCTATTGATATATAACGCCATTATTTAAGCTTTTAAGGCGTTTTATTATCATAGCCTAACAACTAAGCACCGACCGAGCAAAAGACCGCAGAACGAGCGCACACAACGCCACAACAGCACAATCGCGCCCACGTTCATGGGATAAGTTGGGGAAGGTATAACCGCTCTACAGTTGCGCCCTGATTCCAGGAAGGAAGGCAGCGGAGAAAGTGCATCCAGCGCGCCCCATCTGTATGAACTAAGGACAGACAGCGCACCGACTGCAAGCCATAGCACGCCCCGGAGATATTACGCAAGAAAGAACCGCCCGCAGATCATAGCAGGACGGCAACAGCTGCACCGGACCAGTAGAGCGGACCAGCTGAGGGAAAGTTATTCACACGACAAAATCCCAATAAAAAAAGGACGCCGAAACGAACCAAAATTTCGACATCCAGATTTTAGCCCTCTTGAAAAAAGTACCGATCTCTTTTTTGGGCGAATTTTTCTAGGTTCGGAAAAAACGCTCTAAAAACGCGCCACTTTCCATGCTTTCAAAAAATTTTTAATTTCTTCCAGTGCTTCCGAATCCACCTCTACTAATTTCTTTCAAACGTGTTACAGCTTTGAACCATAGTCTCGGTTGATTTCTTATGACTCTGAACTGACAAATCCTGTCATCTTTGCGAATCACTGTATCACGAATCGCATAAGCCATGAATCCCCACTGGTCATCATTCCCATTGTAACTGTTGTCAATGATTCCCATACTGTTCGCACTAATGATACCAAACCGTCTAGGCGTTGACGATCTAGGCAGCACCCATGCTTCATAACCATCTGGAAGAATCATGCCGACTCCAAGCGGAATCAATCTCAGTTCACCTTTTTTCATTGCCACATCTTCTGCCGCTCTCAGGTCAATCCAGTCTCCATTTGTTACTCTGAAAATTTTTCTCACCTTGTCACCCATGCTATTCGCAAAATACTTAATACTAATTTCCATTGTAAAAATCCTCTATCTTTCTTTCTAGGTTTATCCCGACTCTAAACATTCATTCTTCAACGCTTTCAGAAAACAACTCACTTGATTTCCGAATCAGTTCACAAGCCTGATATGCAGGACGATGAAAATTCTCACTTTCCTTTTTATCTGTTGGCAGCTCAGCTAATCCACCGTAATGTCTCTGAGAATCAGCGTTAATCTCCGCATGACTTCTTCTTGTCTCTGTACTTCTTTTCACTGTTCATCACTCCAATCCTTCAATGATTCTGATTGCATCTTCCATCTATACATCACCCTCCGCTCTATGTAATGATCTATCAACACTGAATCCTTCCGGATACCTTGCTTTCAGCTTATCTACGTTCATCTGCATGATTTCGTCCATATTCCAACCGAACGATTCGCACATCATAGCCACATACCAAAGCACATCTCCCATTTCTTTCTTTGCGTGTTCCATATCCAATTCTTTTTCATGGAAAACCCACTTCTTAATCATGTCATTGAACTCACCGACTTCTCCAGACAATCCAAGGCATGCATTGAAAATACCGCCTAAATCTAAGTGCTGTTCATCTTCATACACAAGATTCTGTGATAATAAGTATTCCATATCACATGTCAACATACATTCAAGCAGTCTTTTTGTTGTTTTCCCGTCATTTGTTCTCATTGCTAATTTCTGATATTCATTTGCTTCCATTATTCTCTTCCTTCCCGTTTTTCACAAATTCCTAATCTTTTCCACTTACAATGTCTTGTGTACATCCAAATCACTTGTCCTCTTTCTTCATGGACAACTAAAATATCACCTATATGTCTCTTTCTCCGTCTTCTGTTGCTCCATGCGCATTCCGGGAAATTATTCTTCCTCGGTCTGTATCTTCCGAAAACTCCATGATGCCACACGCTGATTTCTCTATCATCCATCATTTTCACTCTCCATCAATTCAAATCTATACTTCTGCTTCACATCTGGATATTTTTCATGGTCGACTTCACTCACAAACATTCCGTAAGGTCTGCTCCAAATAGCTCCGTCCCCGCATTCATACACTACATAAAATTGCCCCGGTGCTTCGGTGTCTTGGCTGATTGCAATTACCTTAACAGTATGTCCCTTAAAATGTCTGAAGACTTGTCCTGCCGTAACATTTCTGTCATTATCTACTGGAACTTTTCTCTTGAAGTATTTCTCGCAATCTGCAAGGTCGCAATCAGTATAATTCAAAGGATTTTCATCATCCCATTCTCCGATATCTACTTCATCTATATGAAGATGTTGTGTAAATACATCTTCCAACATTTCCAATTCTGCTTCAAAACTATCTTTATCAACATCGCTATTCGGATCTACAAAATACCCACTTACTTTAAATATCTTCGCCATTGCTATTCTCCTTATCTTCTAATATAATCTCCACCTAAGACCAAGCCCAAAGAAACGCAAGCGCAATCACAATTGCATGAAAGCATTTCCATAATACCCACGCAAGTTCACTTTTTTCGTTCCGGCGATTATTAATCAGATATATCCATATCGCACTATAACCGATTATTCCAACCACAATGCTTGCAATTCTTAACCCTAGCTTAATCTGTTCCATGCACATTTTCCTCTTCTAACAGTTCAGGGTTGTCAAATACGTTGCCGACAACTTCCATCTCATTTAACTTGATATATGTGTCCGTAAGTGGCATCGAATAACAGAACGGCTCACATTTACTTAATTCATCCGTTGGAATCACTTCATAATGCCATCCAATTACACTGTCTATTACTTCTTCGCTTTCCACTTCTATGACGTTAAACTCTCCGAATACTGCTTTTACAAGATCATCCGGATTACCATGACACATCAAAATGTCGTTTTCCCATATTTCCTCGCCTTTTAAATCAGTCAAATTCGCATATTTGCAGATTGTATTTTCATCAACAAGAAATTCACCATCAAGACTTTTATCGTTAATATAATTCTCGTCACTAAGATAGCCATGCACCCATGTTCCATTAAGATGCTCATTACCTGGAATTGCATGAATATGTTTCGCTCTGAAAAGTATTTCTCTATTCATAACTGTCAACCACCTCCAACTTTTTCAGATCCCCGATAAGCCACGGTTCGGAGTCTGACCATTTGACCATTGGGAAATCAACGTTGAAATGTCTTTCCAAACACAAATGACTATCACAAATCCAAATCCAATACGCTTCCCCTTTTCTTGGTTGTGTTTCATATACAATCAACTTACCGTTTTCGTCCCTTGCAATATATTTATATTTTTCTATAAAATACTCCAAAAACGCTCTGTCCATCTTGCTTACAACTGGCTTTTCATTATACTCAGATTCAGCCCATTCTTTTAACAAATACTTTCTTCTGCAATTACCCTTCGCGCAGAATATACACTTATCACAATCAAAATCACTGCATATTACAGGTCTTTCAGTTTCCTTATTAACCGCAACGCAACTTCCATTGCACACGATCTCCGCAATCTCTTTTGCATACTTCTCTTTATTCGTCATAGTATTATCTCCACTCTCCCAAATGTTCAAAACATTCTTTTTTAAATTTTTCTAATACATCTATTAGGTTGTCTATTTCGTAAGAATCCTTAAATATTATCTCGATTATTTCAGGATTAGATGTGTCAATATCATTGCAGTAGGGAAATGGGTTCATAAAACAATTAAATCTAGCATTTATACCTTTATGTGTTAATGATATTTGATTAACACTTTCTTTATTTCCAATAATCTTCATCTACTCCACCTCGTTTTACAATTTCAATGGCTCTATCTAACCCTCGACAGAATAAATCATCACATTCTACATCCATATCATGTTTTTCAGCATAATTCTCATAATCTTCGTAAGAAGAATCTCTTTCTTCCTCAAGCTGCTTAATAATATTCTCCACATCAAACGCTGTCGGCTGTTCTACAATCATCTCTATAAAATGCCTATGTTCCGAAGCATGGCAAAGCGCAGCATTCCCGTTTCTATGCGTGTTATTTAGCATACTCGCTTCCACACATTTCAGAAGCTTATCTGCATCAATTGCTCTCATCAATCTCACTCCTTATATGGTTCTGGTAACGGCATCCACGCAATAACCTTACTCATAACTGTCATTCTTCTACCACCAGTGCCATGCGTATACCATAGATACTCGTCATTAAATTTTTTTGAAGACCATACGCTTTTGTGACACCATGCAACAAACATTTCACCACGTTTTGTCTGAACAAATACTTTTTCTGTTTTGTAAATAGTTGGTTGACCAAGTGTATCTACTTTTTTAAATTCCGGCATCCTCTCACTCACTGGAATCCATTTCTGACTTTGCAGCGCAATAGCAATTTTCGCAAGTTCGATAGCGTCAAGCCATTCTCCACATTTTTCTTTTTCCTCAAACTCCGCTAACTTCTCCATAGCCTCTGACAGCTTATTCTTGTCCTTAATCACTGCTTTACCGCAGTGATAGGTTGTTAATCTTTCCTTCATTCTCTCACCTCTTCCAGCAAGCCATTCACTACCAATTCACACTCAATCTCGGTTGCTGTCCGCTTGTCACTGAATTTACAGTTTGGATTCTTGTGGATCCTTGCATCCTTTATCGGCCATTCAGTTTCAGTAAAATGCTTACTGTCCACAAACATCACTCTGTGTCCGTTCTTCACGCAGAGATAGTAACTCTCTGCGCTTTTCGGAAGTCCTCGGCAAGGCTTGAATCCGAATCTCACAAACTCACTTGCTTTTACCTTTGGTCTTAATCTCACGATATCTCACTCCTTTTTCATACTTTGTATATTCCGACGGATCACAACCACGTTCATGGTCAGTGATTAAAATATAGTCACAGCCTTTTCTTGCGTCAGATGCTCTGTATTTACATGTCATGCAAAGATGTCTGTTTCCGTTGAAGCTATGTGCTTCTCTTTCTTTCCTTCTAATTTGACCGGCGTATATGCTGATAGTGCTATAGGAAATTCCAGTCTCTTCCGAAATCTGCTTATATGTCTTTCCCTCTTTCATCATCTTTTTGATGATCGCTTTCTTTTCGCTTGGCTCTTTCATTTCTCCCTAACCTTTCAAATCTCTTCATCTGCTGGAAATTGGAACACATACTTTTCAGCAATTTGATTTACAGCATTTCCGGTTAATGAAATTGACACTTTTGCTAAATTCTCATCTGTTTTTGGAATTACCAGCTTATTAAATTTGCACTGTGAATATTGCTCTCTGCACATCTCCATAGCCTTCATTGCTTTTTCTTCGGTGGAATATTTAGCTAAAATATAAACTCTATCTCCTTTGCCGAGGTCATTTCCTGGAAACGTTCCAATGATTGTTGCCATATTTTTTGAATATGGGGATATTGCAAGCAATTCATAAGGCGCATCCAGTAATCCGCTCTGACTAATGATTCTCATAACTAACTCCACCTTTCGTATCCCATGCGCACATATCGCAATCTTCAGGACATACATTTGCCTTTATTGCTCTTTCGCACATCTCCATTTTCAATTTCCTATCATCAATGTCTTTGATGAATCCGAGTTTCCTCAGGATTTTGTGAATTAGTGATTCCTTCTTCATCTTTAACCTCTTTTTTTAACCAACAGTTATAATCGCCGGATTTACAACACCGTCACCGTCATATTCATATTCCTTGTTGTGCCACTTTCTTAGAAATTCTCCGTATTCCCAACATTGAGAAAGAATGCTGACAGCTGCTCCATACATAAATCCTGTGATTCCCTCTTTATCCGCTTCATAGCTCAGCTGCTTTGCATTATCAGCAATAACTTTCATTTCGTCTTCTTCTGATGCTTCTATCTTCTCTTCCATCATTCCAGCCCATCTTTCAGCATATGTAAAACACGCTCTACCGTATGGATCACTGTTTTTTTCATACCAGTCTTTATATTCCTGTTCTTTACCTTTTACAATTTTCATCTTCATTCTCCTTTACATAATCCAGGCAGTCCTCTGCAAACTCGTATCTGTCTATTCCGTTTTATCTTCAAGCGCCATCTCACTGAACCTCTTCAAAACATCAGGAATATTCATTCTCTCGATCGTTTCTTTCGCAAGATTTTCTTTTAATTTCTGTTCCAGTGACTTCACAAGACTTTCTTCCACTTCTCTTTTTGCAGTAGCAATCATATTTTCTACTTTTGTACCAAGTTCTTTTTCCAAATATTGTCTCGTAATGAGATCGGCAGCAGATAGTTTTCTTTCACTGGAATAACTTGAAGCGTGTCCGTCTCTATCGTATCTCTTCTCTGTAAGAAACAATTCAAACCGCTTTCCTACATATTCAGACAACGGTATATATGCTACTTTGCTACTCCAAGAATCTTCTTTTACAGGAATCGCAATCTCTGCAATCTTTTCTTCCGATACACTCTTAACAAATTTGTCTACAGTGTCTTGAATTGTTTCTTCTGCTTCAAGAATCTTATCTGCAATAGCCTTATCCACTCTCTGTACTGCTTCATCTGTTGCTTTTCTAAGAAGTGCATCCTTAACACCTCTTACAACCTGTTCTTTAATTTCTTCATCAATTGTGTATCCGGCTTCCTCTTCTACCCAATCAAGTTCTACCTCAATATTAAATTTTGCCATTATATTTCGTTCCTTTCTCCTTAAAAATGCGTAAAAAAATACCAACCACCGAATATTGATGGTTGGTAAATATTTACAGTTATCTGCCTCGATTTCCTAAATGGTGCTCTAACCAGTAACTCCTATATCTTTCTATTTGCTTTGTCAGCTCTTTTATATCGTCTTCGCTAAAATTGAATTTGGCAAACTCTTCTTTTGCATGAACATTACTCTTCGTCTCTGCACCACTTGCTTCGCTCGATAATTTATGGAATATTATCCACGCTTCTTCATCTGTCACATCGTTTTTTATGCTTTCCTCAAACGCTTTATATTTTGATTCCAATAATAAGCTTTTTCCGTTGCATTCTGTACACACATTGGTTCCAAACGCATAGTATTTCCCGTTGATATAATAAATAAATGGATACTGTCCAAAAAGTTTATTAATATAATCCATGACTCTCTCCTTATCTCATCCAGTTTGCTTTCCATCCGTGTAATTCTGCCATCTTCCCGAATTCTTCTTTCCGCTCAATCGGGATTACAGGCGTGTAGTCAGTTACACCTACATAGCATTCATCCGCATCATAGTTAATGGTAACTCCGGTTACCTCATAATCTCCTGGATCTTTCCAAATCGGGTCCTCGATAGTATCACCGACGTGTGGAATTACATTGGATTCATAAGTCTTACTCCAATTATAAGGAAAATTGTCACTCCCATTAAACACGACCATCTGGCTAATAATTACTTTCATTGGCATTTCCTCCCGTACATTTAATTTATACGGAAATTATACCATTCCAACCATCAATATTCAATTGTCAAGGTACTCTCATGATTTTTCTCCACGTTTACCAATATCTAAAGCACAATGCATACATCTTTTGCTCCCAGTTGCACCGAGATAAAAGCTCGTCAAAATCCTTTTCCGGCATGAACTTTATCCCGTAATGCAATCTGGATATGAATTTATATAATTCTTCAAACATTGCTACTCCTTGTATTTCTTCAAAATCTCTGTAATTGCTTCCATGTGTTCCGCTACTTCCGGCAGATCTTCATCACTGATTTCCCCAATGCGATCTTTTCTTTTCGATTCAGTTAACTCAAATATTCCGTCCTGAATATCTCTAAATGTCTTAGCAAGAAAAGTTTCTCTCGCAGCTTCACTATCATACTCATAAAATACTTCTCTTTTGTCATGTTCTCCAAACTTATCCGTAAAGAATTTGGTTCGCTTTGGAGTGATTCTTGTAATTTGTGCCGGAAAAATCAGTTTATGCCGGAATGATAAACCCCATCCGTAGCTTACTTCTCTTGCAATACCTACCACATCTCCAACTTTCAATGTGTCTTTGTCTATCTCTTTTAATTCAATATTCATTCCTCTCACCTACGCAAATCTTAATTGTTCCTGTGTATCATCAATGCTCATGTTCGGCATTCTCTCACCAACTTTCAGATACGGACAGTTTGCTTCTACAAGCTTTTCTGCCATGATCGGCACAACACTGTTCCCAATTCTTGCGACTTGCTTTGCTATCGGATATTTCTTCCAGTTGTAATCCCTGTCGATAATGTAATCTTTCGGGAACCCTTGCATTACTTTTAGTTCTTCCGGTTTCAGCATCCTCAAAAAGATATCAGATATGATGTATTTCTCGCCCTCGATATCCAAGATTACATTCACAAGTCCAAACCGGTCCTTTGTGGTGATCGTATCCAACGGTCTATCCAAAGTCTGTCCACAGCCACCGCCGTAATACTTAATCAGAAATGCTGATACCAATCCGAAATGCCCCGGAGATGTCGTAATTGTATGTAATGGTTCATCACACCCCTGTCCAATCCCCGTCTTGTAATACTTCGTGATAAATGCTGTCACAAGTCCGTATCGGTTCGATGTATCAATCGTCTTGATCGGTTCTGTCAAAAGCTGTCCTCTTGAATCACCGGCTCTTGTCTCTCCGTGATATTGAATGATATATGCTAGTGCTTCTCCACTCCTCACGATATAAGGAGATTCTGCATCGATAATATATTTCTTAATTCCGTTCGCAATTCTCTTCTGTGTAGCTTCTGCAAGTGGCTTCTTTCGCTCAAATATCGAACTTCCAAGGTCTGACCAGTCAATGTAATCTCCACAAGGTTTCCACTTCTTAAATCCGATGCCGTCTGCACTGTGAGTCTGCTTTGGCCATCTGATTTCCCGCCCATCTCTACGGAATACTGCATACCATCTCTTTCTTGTGGTTGGTGCTCCGTAATCCGCAGCTATCAATTCTCGGCAGTTGAACCGGTATCCAAGACTTTTCATTGCTGTAATGAATTTTTTATAATCCTCACCCTTTTTCTCCGGTATCGGATAACCTTTTTCGTCCAACGGACCCCACTGTTGTATTTCTTCCACATTTTCCATCAACACCACATCTGGAAGAATCTCCTTTGCGTGTTTGTATACCGCCCACGGAAGAATCCGAAGTCCTTTTTCTCTCGGCTTACCGCCTTTCGCTTTTGAATGGCTTGTACAATCTGGACTTGCCCACATAAGAGCCACATGCTGTCCTTTTACATACTTCTTCAAGTTGACCTTAAAAATATCCTCAGTCAGATGAAGTGTGTCTGGATGATTTGTCTTGTGCATCAATATAGCATCTGGATCATGGTTAATAGCAATGTCTACCGGTCTACCAAGTGCCATCTCAATTCCGACCGATGCTCCACCGCCGCCGGCAAATGCGTCTATGATTAAATCTTTCATTTCGGCATTACCTCCGGGAAATCACTGATACTCATTTGTCCTTTAATATGTCCTACACCAGACTTTTCCTCTTCCATTCGTTTCTTCTTGTACTCATTATATTTCTTTCTGTACTCATAACTCCTGCCGAAAATGTTCCATGCTGCTTTTACTACATTCGGTTCATAAGGTCTGATTTTCTCCAAATCATCCACAGCTTTGTATGATATAGGGCAACCGCAACATCCTGTTCTTGTCAGTCCGTATACCTCATAAGCATCGGAATACTTGATTCCGTAGTAGTTTTTGTACCATTCCTTATCTTTGTCAGATACATAATAAAGAGGTCTCAAACGATACTGTCCGCTTGCAGTCTCGGTGAAGCACAATGCTGTATTATCCTTTCTTGGAACTGATCTCATTCCACCTTCATCTCTTCGTTCTCCGGTTATCACCATGTCGTATGATTTCTGAACCTTATGAGCAATTTGCTTTTTGCAGTAGTCACAACATTTCGCACTTATCATAAAATCCGGTGGATATTCCTCAATAAAATCACGCATATACTTTGAAGAGTTGATTACTAGCTGAATGTTCGGTCTTGGTTCTCCTTTAGAATTGCAGCAACAAAGAAAGTTGATTAAACTCTCACACTTCGGATATCTTTCTTTCAGTTCTTTTCTCTTTGCCGCTTTATCCTTTGCCTGGTCGTACTCTTGAGCAATAGACAGTGGAACTCCTTTTTTCTGCCAATCTGATAATCCTCCAGACATAATCTTTGATACAAATGGAATTCCATATTTTCTAGTGGATTGCACGATATTGATTTTCGGTCTTACTTCTTCAATCTCAACACCATATTTCTCAGCAACATCTTTCACATGGTCTTTTATTGCTTTCATTTCCAATCCAGTGTTGAAAAACACATATTTGATTGGTGGAAGTTCAAATATCCGTCTCGTCCTTTCAATCAGGTCAATCATAATGTCGCTATCAGCACCGCCAGAGTAGGAACAAATAGCATTAGGATGTTCCCTCAATCTTTTTGCGATAATACTCTTAATTGCTTCAAATTTTGCCGGAGAATCAAAGTCTGCATAATCCGGTCTATCTGTGTATACTTTACTTACTCCTGTTTTCATCTTCTCGAAAGGAGCCGATATATCTTTGCCCGGCCGGAGCTCCGTACTCCTTTCTGTAATTTACATAGTTTCTAACAGTACGGTTTTAAGTTCCAAAGTACCATCCGCTTCTATCCATGCGACAGCCAGAAAATCATTGTCGTAGGCACACGAAGAAAAACCATCTTCAAATCTAATCTCGAACTGTATTCCTTTTTCTTCCAATGCAGATTTGATTTCTTCGTCCATTTCAAAATCATTTCCATCTTCATCTTCACGGTATCTCGAATAGTATTCGTCACTTTCTCGATAATACTTTTCAATAATTTCTTCTATTAAGTTTCTAATCATCACTTCACCTCATTCGCAAGCTGGAATCCAATTCTTGCCACATTCCTAAGATTGTCCTTAATCAGTGCTTTGTTTGGTGCTCTATGCGTATCAAGGAACTTCCACAGCTCTATCTGTTCACTTGGCATGTTTGCGACATAATCAGCCGTGTACTCATACTCAGCTTTTGCGACTTTCAAACACTGAATCATGTAATCTATCTTTTCTCCTGTGTTCATGACTACTCCTTTACCCGGCAGATGCTTTCAAATACTGTAAAAAACTTCCCATCATGTTTCTGACAATATTCTTTCAAAACTCTCTCTTTTGCATCCATCGGATTTTCTCTTTCAGTAAGTTCTTCTTCATACACACATTTTTTAATATCTCCAGTGCTTTCAATCACACGAACAATACCTACTGATTCCATCTCAATTGGCTTTTTCTCATGCTCTTTCTTCTGCTGTTTGAGGATTTCAATAACTCGTCCTGGGTATTTCTTCGAGAACTCATTGCAGGAAGTACCCGTACCATTATTATGACGACTGAGTTTACAGTCAAAGCAAGAAGTGTTGACACACATTTCAGACCTAAGCATAATTGCTTCTTCTGCTGTCAGTTCATCCTCGACTAATCCTTCAAACATTTCGTCTGTCCACATTAAACCTTTTTCTTCCAATTCGTAAGCTGAACTTCTCACTCTTCTAATTGTTACGATCTCTCCACGCATCTTCACCATATCTTCTAATGCGTCCCATCCTCCGTATGTTTCGCTATCCTCTAAGTCTCTCCTGACTCTTACCTTATCTCCTACTTTGTATTTCATTATTTACTTCCTTTCACCTTACACAACCGCTCTATCTCATTCAGGACAGCCAGTGCGATATTCTTCGCAAATTCCGTCTTTCCGTTCTCGTAATATATTTTGTCAATCACTTCGCTAATCTCAACTTGAACCGTATCTGAATAATCGCCATTCTTCAAAAATTCATTGAACGCAAGCCAGTTTTGCGTAATCACTTTGTAATACTTTTTTCTTTCTTCTTCCGTCATACTGCCACCTACTCGAATGGTATCTGCATCTGATCTGTTCCAGTAAATCCATCAGCATTATCGCCCCATCCGTAAATCTTATTTTCCGTAAAGCTGTTTTTCAGTCGCTTGCTTTCCACCTCGTAATAGAGTGGAATGAAATAGTCCTGCAATCCGCCATCACGGTCTTTTGCAATCTCAATGACGTTTGAAGCTGTATACAAGTCATCATCTGCTTTCCATCCGAACATCTGCATACTTAATCGCTTGAAGTCATTATTCACTCTGTGAACGATAAAAGCATTGTCTACAGCATTTCCAATATCCGCAGTTCCCGAAATATCATCTAATCTCAAGAATCCCATTGCTTTTCTTGGATGCGCCACAAACATGATATGAATATCGTACTTCTGAGCCATCTCATGCAATGTCCATGTAAATGCCGTCTGAGCCTCGTATTTATTATCAGAAAGGCTTTTTATGTCGAAAGCCATCAAATTATCAAGTATGACCAAATCGGGCTTATTTCGCTCAAATTTGCGCTCTAGCTGATCTTTGATTGCCAAGAAGTCATTTCCGTACTCATTGTTGTACAGTGAGAAGTTGTTTGACAGCCATTCAGCTATCTTCTCTTGATTCCGCCTTGACACATTGTAGTAGCCTTCAAACTGCGTAGGTTCTGCATATGCCTTGCCCGCAGCTTGCAAATTCATCCACCGCATGAAGTTCTGCGGAGATAACTCTCCGGAGTAAACAGCGACCTTATTTCCAGCTTCTACGCAGTCCAAACATATCTCGGATATCACACTTGATTTTCCGCTAGCTCTAAGCCCTGAGATTACTGAGGTATATCCAGTCTTTAATCCTCTCATGCGCTTATCAATGTCATTGATTCCAGTTTTGACGAATCGCTCTGGTGATTTAGGCATGGTTAGAATATCTTTAGCTGTTAGGAATACTGGCTTTCCTTCCTTTTCTTCGATTTTCTTTCGCTCAGGCTGGCTCTTCGGTTTAGCGTATATTTTGCGTTCATACTCCTGCTGTTTCTTTTCGTAAGCATCCGGCTCATACAATAACCGAACATCTCTCCATGTCTTATCTGCACACGAATTGTGAAAACAATGAAATCCGATTGCACCGCTTGAAGCTCTGAATATACAAGCATCCTTCCCATTGTGGTTGCTGTCAAACGGGCATTCATCCAAAATGTACTTCGTTCCGCCCGAATAAGAAGTTTTTCTATACCGCAGCCCGTACTTATCGAGCCATTCATCTAAATCAAATTGTGAAGGTTTATAGCTGTTATACTTCTGTGGTTTCTCTTCTTTCGGAAGCATATCCGCTAACTTTTTCAGATACTCAACATCATTCACCTTGATTTCCTTGAAATCTCCGATAATATGACTCATTCGATGAGGTCTTTCTTTCGTGTCAGCTCCCTTTTGAGCTTGCGTTCCATACAACTTGCAAACTCTTGCCGGATTGAAATTCTTCAAGTCAATCTGTATATCTTCATTCGAAAAATACATGTCTAATACTTGCAAGCACTTCTTTATCAGCTCTCTTCTGTCTTCTGTATTCTTTAACTCAACTCTATAAAGTAGATGTACTCCGTTTCCGCTAAATCCGAATACAGGATCATTGAAACCGATATTTTTCATGAATGAAAAAACTTTATTTCCGGTTTCTTTCGCCTTAGCAACTTGTTCATCACTGGATGATGTGCCAGTAGGCCTGCTTGGATCAATGTCAATGAACAGATACTCATATCCTTCAACATCATTGTCACTTGTTGTTATTTTGATATTTTTGATAAATCTATTACTCTGATCGCGACTATAGCAAGCCTCATTCAACGCATTTAATGTGATATACATATTGCATTTTGCATATTCACGTACATCCCTGTTCAATGCCGTTATCAAATCATCTGCACTTTTGAAATATCCGCTATACATTTGCTTACTGCTATACATGACACGAACTTCAAATAACTCTCCATCCGGTTTAAGAATGGATATTGCCTTCCTGATTTCGCTTTCATCAATCATTTATTGCCACTTTCTACCAGAAGGACTCACTTCTGTATCGTTTGTTATTTCTGTTTTCTGCTGCTTTGGAAGTCTGCTCAACTTATCCCATATCACACCTTGATATCCACAAGCCATGCATTCATCAACCACTGTACGCAATGCATCGATTCCGTAATCACGATAAGCCGATACAAATTGTGTTATTGCCTTCTTCAAACCCATTTCCGTGAGATGATGTGTTGACTTAGGCTTCTTTTCATCCTTGTATGTCATCCATTCTCTTAAGCAATTCAGCAAATCATTGTCAGATAGTACAACTTCGCTTTTCGGATGAATTCCGTTATCAAGCAAATATTCCAAGTTAGCAAGATTAGAACTTCTTCCAAAAGAGTGTTCCTCTCCGATAGGAGACTCTATGCTCTTATCTATACTATTCTTTTCTTCTCTATTCTTATCTATTCTATACTGGGTATCCGACTGGTTCACCACTGGTATACCAAGTGGTAAATCGTCATCAGATTCCGCAGCATTTCTAAGCGAATATCTACCATTCGGCTTTACTGTTAGGCAAGCTTTCTCTTCCTGATAAATTGTTTCCGTGTATCTGTCTTTCCGCAAATAATTATTGATTCTCCAATGCTTGATTACGCATATCCCGTCCGGAAACTGGATAACAAATGATTTTGCAACAAGCAGATCATAGTCATTCTGATTCGCTCCGATAATCTTCATTACTTTCTTTGCATTATTGAGGAATCCATCATCGTCAGCTCTCATGGATAGATGGAAATACAATGCTTGAGTGGATAGTGGCATTTCTAAGAAAGCATCTGAATCAATAATCTGTTTGGAAAACATTCTCTTCTCTGCCATCTAAACACCTTCTCCCTGTAATAACTTCAACACCATTTCACCCTGATCTCGATTGTGACAGAACACAAATTCAACTCCATATTTCTTCTGCATTGTCATGCAAGCTTTCATAAGTGTTTCGCCTTTAGTTGCTGCAGGATACCTCTGTGTGCGCCTGTATATTGGATTTCCGCTCTTGTAATGACCAATCACATCATTTGTACGCTTCATCACAAAAAGTCTCGGATTTTTCCATTTATGAAGCTCTTCCAATGTTCGGATTGTCGGATTGTATATATCTTTCGTTCCATTAATCAGTCCACCGACATTCTGTACCAATACATACAGCTTAATTCCATTGTTCTGCGCTAAGATACATTCATCACGGAATCTTGCGTGTTGCTTACCGCATACATTCCCAACAAGCTCCTGAATATCCTTTTTTGTGTCTACTGTTACGTTGTATGTCCCGAGGAAGTCCATCTTTTTCACTGGAATCCCTCGTTGCTCCTTCCGAAAGATCACATCCATAACTTTGTCATTTGCTAAAATGTAATCTCCGGTCGGCAAGGGAGCTTCTATCACTTCTATCCCAAGCTCAGTCCAGTAGCGTTCTTTTTCAGTGTGCTTACCGTCCTGCTGCCCCTTATCGCTAATCAGTATCACCGGAATCACCTCTCTTGTATGTTCGTTCGCTTTCTAAATAGTCCTCTTGCTTCTCCTGACGCTGTATCGCACCTTTTAATCGCTTCAACGTGCTTTTGTTGTTCTCCGAGTTAATAAACTCATATACAAGCTCGTAGAGATCGCAGATATCTTTATATTTACGTCTTTCCAGTCTCTCATGGTGATACTCTGTAGCCAGTCTGTTTCGCTCATTTCTGTTGTTGGCAAATTCAAACTTATGCGCCCAGTAGATATGTCTTTCCATTGAATCAAATTCGCCTACTTTCTTCTTGGCTGATTCGTAGGATTCCTTTGTATCCTCCAGGAATTGAACGAAACCTTTTAATTTCTCAGACGGTCTTGTTTCCGTTTCCAATCAATCCTTCATCCTTTCTTCTTAAATACCGCAAATGGTCATATTCCTTACGTGATAATCTTCTAGGACACCACTGCGGAGACAATGTTACTTTCTGCATTACTAAGTGCATTTCAACTATGCACAATCTTTTAAAATCCGTACCTTTATCATTCTTTACAAGCACACAATGCTTGCATTCATTACAACGTGGCTGATATTCTCGAACCTTCGCCCGGTAATCTCTCTGCTTTTGTCTGTAATATTCCGGGTTCGCTTTATACCGCCTACGCTTAAGGAGGGCTTGAATCCCTCCATCCATGATGCAATCATCGTATGTGCAATTGAGACAGTCAGGATACGGACAATCCTTTGTTTCTCGCATTTTCTCTATCTCGTATCCTTTGCAAATACTTTTCATAACTGATGCCATCCACCATATTCACATCCACGACTTCTCCACCGACCACTCTCCCGTAAATACAATCAGGATATGGACAATGGAAACAATCGGGATGTACACATTTCTCAGGCTTCTTGTATGGCATATGCCATCACTCCTTAGTTAAACGGTAACTCCTCATCGATACCATCTGGGATATTCATGAAATCATCTGAACTAGGAACAGAGCCGCTTGCGTTATTCTGATTCTGCTGGCTTGCAGCTTTACTTTCAGCAAATTCCTGTTCTTCCACAACTACATCTGTCGTGTAAACTTTCTGACCGTCCTTGTTTGTATAGCTTCCAGTCTGAATACGCCCTGAGATAGCAACTTGCATTCCTTTACGAAAATACTTCTCTGTAAATTCAGCTGATCTTCCAAAGACAACACAAGAAATGAAATCCGCTGTCGGCTCTCCGTCTTTCTTAAATTTTCTGTTTACAGCAAGTGTATATCTTGCAACCGCTGTAGCATTGTCTCCCTGTGAATATCTCACCTGCGGATCTGCTGTCAATCTCCCCATTAAAACTGTTTTATTCATCTATGTAGTCCTCCTTATTTAAGTAATTCAACCATGTTCACGATACTTAAGATTAATGCGAGCAAGAATGTTAAAAACGGAATTAAAAATCTTTTATCCCCAGTGTCTTTATACATGTAAAAATCAAAAGTCGCTCCCATAGCGTTGAAAATTATTAATAATATTTTGTAAATCATTGTTCCTCCTAGAATGGCATAAGCCTAAATTCTTTCTCTAAACCTTTTTCAGCAACCCACACGTCCACATCACAGTCAACCAGTTCACTTATCTCACTTCTGAACCGCTGTGGATTGCCGTTTTCAGCACTTAAATGTATCAAGCCTATACTTCTCAGACTTACGTTGTTAATCTTCTGTATCAGCCGTTTACACGTTTCAAGTTCCATGTGACCGGTTAATACATGGTTGTATTTAGGACTACTATCTTCAATTCTGATGTAATCCTCTGCATAATTACATTCGATCAAGCCGTAGTTGATATGCATTTTTGAGAAATCATACGGGCAATACTCTGCATCTGTGATGAATAACAGTTTGCCTTCCGGCGAATCAATCAACCAACCGTCACATTCTGTCTCTCCATGTGGTACACGGAACGGAATCACTGAGAAACTTCCTAGTTTCTTCCTGTTCATTCGTTTTATGCCCTCAATCTTTTCACCGTAAATCAGCTCAATATTTGATTGCACTTCGTCCGAACCGTAAACCTTGACACCATATTGCATGTACTGTTTGATGTATTTCGCATGATCGCCTCAACCATGCTCGTGAGATAACAAGCAACCGACCACTTTAGAAGTCTGATAATCAATCGTTTTTAGCATATCTTTTGCTGGCACACCGCATTCCAGGAGAAGAATTTCTCCCCCGGAGACAAGTGCGTAATTGTTACCTTTACTTCCAGTGGCAGTAGTTTTCACTAGCATGAAACCACCTCCCTACTCACCGAAAAATTCCTTCCTAACATCTACCACTTCATACCTTGTGGCTTTCATCTTGAATGGCTTTTTATCAGCCTTACAAGTAAACTGTCTGCATATCTCTGGCCTTACTGGATAGATTCTGCATTTCTCTTTTAGCTTTGAATCGTCCATGAACGGACAAGTCAGGTCATACGCCTCTTTAGATACTGGGAACAAGTGTCTGTAAGGCTTGACATTGTGAGCTTTGATATACTGCTTAATCGTAATAATTTCTTTACTGGATAAAGGCAGACATCTTGAGCAGCACGCCCCACATTGACTACACTTCCCATCAATAGTCATGTCATAAGTGCCATTTTTCATATCCTCAATGGCATCACTTAACCACTTTGTTTGAGCTATCATTCTTTTACAATCTCCACTTCATATCCAAGTTCTTTGCAGATTTCAGAGACGGTCATTTTTCGTTTCTCATCTCTCGTCCAAATACAGTTACGTTCGTTTTTCAGCATCATTCCAAAACCAGATAACGAAGGACAAAAAACCTTCACAATATCAAGGCAAGAATCATCAGGCCATGTCATATCGCTTTTATGAGCATGCAGGGAATTAAACGTTATGTAGGAATTCTCTCTGATACCATTCAATTTTCCATCTTGATTAATAACAAGGTATTTATCACCATTTCTTAGCTCCACAACCATACCAGTTTTTAAATCTTTTAATTCCATTTCTTTACTCCTTTGCAAACTCTGGTGTTTCCACTTCAACAGCTTCGGATTCAGCCACTACAGTTTCATCTTCGATTGCAAACTCTTCTGAATTTTCGTTCTCAGCAATTTCTTCCTGTGATGCCTTATACGTTTCATCAAGCTGCAATAATGAACTGGATGCCATGCTATTAAGATTCTTTGGAAATTTCTTAATTGCATTGTTACGCATTTTGCGGACAATCATTGCTTCCGGCGTATCGAGCCAAGCTGCGCTCACATACGGCGTTACTGCATATTCGCATTTCAGCATATCATCTACCGTTTCACACGCTCTGAATACTGAAAGAATTTCATCTTTTTTAGCTTTGATTTCCGCTTTCTGCTTATCAGTAGCTTTATAGCGATTTTCACAAATACCAAAAGTCTCATTCATGAGATTGTTTCTGATATGAGCAATCAAATTTGTTCTAACGGGTTCTCTTTCTGCAATCAGATAATCAATCGTTCCGTCTTTCAGCTTCACCGGGTAGACAACTCTTACTGTTTTGTCTGACAATCCTTTAGGAGTCCACTCCGCAGGCTCAATCTCAATACCTCTTCTGCGAGGATATGTGAAGTCATCACCCTCTTTTACAAGCCACACTGGATAAACCGTATCAATATTGTTACCAAACTGACGAAGCAAGCTGTCGTTTCCATCGCCCTCGATTCCCATTTCAACCATCTTCACCCACTGACCGTTAATCTGTTTACTTCTGAGCTGGAAGAACACTTCTCTCGGCATCGCATTTGCGTTTAATTTAAGGCTTGCACACTGAGCAACTACTTCTCTAAGATTAGAAGTAGTAAGATTGTTCATGTCAGTCTTATCCGTATTCTGCACAAGCTGATAAATTGCTGACATCGCATTCATTGCACACTGTTTAGAATATTCATCGTACTGCACACCGTTTCGCTCAAAATCCCTTGTAACGAGTCCAGTGATCGTATTTGTCCACTGGCTCAAACCAGTGGTAAATTCTTGCTTTTTAGCAACTTCATTTTTCTCTGCCATATTCTTCTCCTTTATTTAACCTCTCTGCACCATTCAGGAAAGATACTGAAAGTGCCGATAAGTCCTAACATACTGCTTTTGACAATTACTTCTTTCCCATCACAATCGTTAATCCATACGTTGGCAATAATTGGAAGCGCTCCCATGCTAGATAAATCCTCTCTGCAAAGCTCGGCATCAAAGACATATTTCTTACCATCTTCAAAAGTCTTACCTTTATCGAACATATTCATAAACGCTTTGAGCAATCCAGTAGGTTCAGATTTCTTAAATTCATTCTCTAAATGCTCGTCAATCACACTGTGAACTTCTTCACGCAATCCATCTCTTGGCTTATCGCTTGAAAGTATATCGAAAACCTTATCTCCATCTTCTTTTCCGAATTTCTCAACAAGTATTTTTCTCATACCTTTAGCAATTACGTTATAGTCATTCATCAAATCATTGAGTGTACCACTCATTTCAAGTGTTCCTGTTTCTTTACCTTCTACACGTCCAGTTTTAATCATCTTTTTACCCCTCCGCTACTTTCAGTTCTTTGTCATCTGTTACCGTCAAATAAATCATCTGTGCGTCCATTTCAGGAACATTGAAGTCATTGATGCTTTCTGCATTGTCCACGAATATCGGACAGCTAACTCCGTACAGATTTGATAATGAATGGATAATGTCTAACCCAGCTACAATTCTGTGACCATTGTTCAGACTGGACAGTGGAACTCCATTCACCGTACATTCACAAGTTTCTTTCAATCCACCATTGATTTGTTCTGAGAACAGCTTGAATGAAACAATCTTGAACATTTCATTGATTTTCTTAGAGATCATGTTCATTTTTGTTCTGATGAAATCTTCCACAAGGTCAATCATCATTTTCTGATTAGCAATCTTCTGTCCGACTTCTTTCTGTTCAGCCTCAAGTTCTGCGATACGTTCCTTTACCTTGGAATTGTCTGCTGCCAAAATTTTTCCGGCAATCTCCGCAATTTCATCTTTCAGAATTGATTTTTTAGCTTCAAGCTCAGCGTTATCGGAAACAACACTGGAAAGCTCTGCAATCTCTTTCTCAAGTGCCGAGATTTTCTCGTTTGTTGCTTTGTACTCAGCATCATTGGAGATGTCAGCAACTTTTGGAATCTTATCGAGCTTGCTCTTTTCTTCTCCGTAAACACGTTTCGCCTTTTCGATTTTCTGCTCATAAACTCTTGCCGAACGCCCGAATGTTTCTAACTTCTCTTTAGCTTCGTCTCTTAGCTTGGCAGCTTCACTTCCAGCTTTTGTAATGTCAGCCAACTTCTTATTATGCTCTGTTTCAAAATCAGCTTTACGCTTGTTATAATCGTCCTCACGAGCCTGTTTGCGTGCTTCATAATTAGCAATGTTCTTTTTCTTCACATCTTCCGGCAATTCCTGACCGCAAGTAGGGCACACAGTAGCACTGTCTGGTAATGGCTCAAACGGAACAAACTCAGGAAATGTCTTAGCTTTCTCGACTTTCCATTCATCAAGAAGTCTCTTTACATCATTCTCATGTGCCTGATATTCAGTCTGAACAGTTCTTCCGCTACTCCTTAGTTCAGACAATTCACGTTGCAGATTCTCAGCAACTTCACGCTTCTTAGCCACTTCTTCTCTGATACTGGAAGAATCATCAAGCAACTTTCGATTTGCTTCATTCTGAATCTCTGATAAGTGGAATTTCAGATTCATAATCTCTTCACGCTTGCTGTTAATCTCTCCTGTCTTTCCGTTACCACCTGACAGATCAGCTTCAACTTTACTCAGTTCAGCTTCTTTAGCCGCCTTTTCTACTTCCAGTGCTCCGACATCTGCAATTACAAGCTGTTTAGACACCTCATCAATACGTGCCGGAATCTCAACCATTTCTTTATTAAGAATATTCTTCGCTTTGGTGTACTTTTTCAGAATGTCATCTGTATTGGCAACTTTTAGCTCCGGAATCAGCTTTGCGTACTTATCTCCGAATGTTTCTGCAATTTCAACATCTGAGAAATTTCCAACAAACTCCATAAGTGTTTCACGCTGTTTCTTCCAAGGAAGCGAGTTGAACGCTGCTGGGTTCGTAATCAGATTAAATACATCTTCGTCAACAATTTCAGAAATAAACTCTTTAAATTCCTTCTGTGACTTCGGATATCCGTTAATCTCAAACTCATTGATATTTCCCTGGAACTCTCTTGAGTCTGTACCTCTTTTCTTAACCCACTTCTGTTTCTGAACTTTTTTCAACTCAAACTCTTCATCATCCACAGAAATTCTTGCCTTAACGGAAATCTCAATGTTATCAATCATCTTTCCGTCTGCATCTAATGGTCTGATATCAAAATCAGAACTCCCAAGTGAATCCCTGTTGAATAAGAGGAACGTGAACGCATCAAAGATAGTTGTCTTTCCAGTAGCGTTCGCACCGCAGATTTTTGTCTTATCTGCGAAATCAATTGTTCTGCCGGTACACCCTTTAAAATTCTGAATGTCCATTGACAGTAATGTAATTCGTTTCATTGTCTCGTTATCTCCCTTTCATTCTTATCAATAATCACTACTGCTCTGTTGGTCTTGCGAATCACATGAAGATAATCATTATCCTCAAAGTAATTCATCCACTCCGCAGGATTCATTCCGACTTCACCGAGTAGCTTCTTATTGCTTAAAGTTAATTTCTTAGGTTGTTTCATTTTTACTCCTATGCTATTATTAAATTGGTTGTTTAACCGAGTGCCTGAAGGTTGCCGCCTTTGTTATGGCACTCTTTTTAATGTCCACAGATAACCCATACCGCTGTCATAAGCATTGGTATTGCTACAGCTATCACTCCTACAAGAAATGGTGTCAGGTCATCGTTTGAGTCCTCTTCCTTTATCACTGGAAGCTCTCTGCGGATATCAATTACATTAAGTTTCTTTCTCTTGATATCAATTACATCTAACATTTCTCATTTACTCCCTTGCAAACCATGAGTGAAATGTTTAGCGACTCACGTTTAATAGCTGCGTTCAGTTCTTCGATTGAATTGATCCCCAGTTCCTTAAGTCTTTCTTCAATCCGCTTCGCTTTCTCGTTCACGCCCAAACACCTCATTCCTTTACAAATTTGTAACCGTTCACTTTGATTCCTCTCGGAACACCATGCATTTCAATGAGTCTCAGTTTCTCCAAGTCATTCAGATAATATCTTGCTGTGCTTGTACTTATATGGAAGTGATCTGCAATTTCTCTTACTGTTGGTGGATAGCCGACATCTGAAATGAAGCTGATAAGATATTCGTAAACCTGTTCTTTCATTTCATTCACCCTACGCTTCCTATACTGGCAGGCGCATCTGAGCGTTTTCAGCGTCAATTTCTTTCTGCAAGAACATTGGAAGTTTATATGCTTCAATAATGCTGATAGCTAAATCACACTGGTTACGCTTGATAGCTTTATAGGTATTGACTCCAAACTCTCTTCTGAGCTGTGAATCAATGTCTCCGTAGACTTTGTGCATCAAACTCTTATTCTTATAAGCCGGAGCACTCTTGCCACCCATAAGTGGAACGACTTTCTGATTCTTCGCTCTTGTAATCTTCTGACATTCCAGCGCAAGTAAAGGCATATCCTTTTTAAACTCCTGCAAGTCATCATTGACTTTCTCAATCTTTTCTGTCAGCTCTACGTTTCCCTGAGCAAGCAACTGAATCTTCTGATCGGTTGTCATTGGCTTCTGATAAGCACCAGTCTTTCTGATTGCCGGAAGCACTTCTGATGTAACCCAGTGTTTGAATCTCTTAGCGGATTCCAACTTACTTCCGAAGATTAATGCGTATAAGCCGGATTCGTTGATAATGGTCATATTCTGCTTTCCACTAGGTGTTTCCATTTCAGCAACACCTCTGTCTGCTTCATCAATTTTCTTAGATACAGCACTTCTCGGTTCGGCATATCCAAGTGCTTCTGCCACATCTTTTCCAACAAACCACGGTTCATTATTAATAGTTACTGTTCGGATATCACCGAACTCTTCTGAATTAAAAATTTGTAATTCGTTCATCCTATTTCCTTTCTGTGATATAATTACCCTGGAGGTGATATTATGGGTCTTTTACCCGATATCGGTCATCCACAAACTGGTGATAAGAGTGACGCTGGAACGTACATCTGCATGAATTGCCCTCATGAAGATACTGACGATAAATCAGTTGTCATTCTTAATAAGAAAGATATTCTTCCGGAATGTCCTGTTTGTGGTTATACCTACTGGATGAAGATTTAATACTTCTCCGCATCTGCTGGGTGGACTAAGTTCTGCCCAGTTTTTGCATATGCATTACTCAGTGCATTTAATGCCATAATCTCGACTCCAAGTCTCTTCTCTACATCGTAATTACCAGATTCTCTAAGATTCTGAATGTCCTCATAAATCTGATCGCATAATGTATTGATTTTCTCGACCATGCTTTCTCCTTTCTACTCTTCCAGGAAATACTCAATCGGAACATCGAAGTATTTCGCTAGAATCATTAGCTTGTCTACTTTCGGCTTACTCTTCCCGGTTTTCCAGTCTGAAAAAACTGTTGGTGCAAGGTTCGTGTCTTTCGCAACTCTGTAAGCTGTTAGTCCTCTCTCATTTATGAGTCGCTCAAACTTTTCGTACAATTTTAATCCTCCTTTCAATGCAATAAGAATTTTACGAAAATCCTTATTATATATTGCATTTATTAAGGAAATCCTTTATAATATCAATAACCACAAAAATATTAAATAGAAAAGAATTAGGTAGAACCCATTCTTTTTTCGGATTTCCTTAAACACAAGTACATTATATTTCGGATTTCCTAAAAAGTCAATAGGTATTTTTATGATTTCCTAATTTTTTCGGAAAGGAATATTATGTATGAGATATTTGCGAAACTACTAGACGAAAGCGGAAAGAAAGCGATTGATGTTTCAAGGGCTACTAGCATACCATCATCAACGTTTACTGATTGGAAAAAAGGGAGAAGCACTCCGAAACAAGATAAATTACAGAAGATAGCTGATTACTTTGGTGTATCAATCGAATATCTTATGACAGGCGAAGAGCCAACAATAGATGCTTCTAATCAAGGTTACTACATTGATGAAGAGACAGCTCGGACAGCACAGGAAATCTACAACAACGACAAGATTCTCTTTGATGTATACAACACTGTTGATAAAGAAAGACTGGTTGATTTTGCCAAGAAGCTCGCAGAACTACGTAAATTTGAAGAGGGTGAGGAATGATTGTATTACAAAGGATATTACATAAATATAGTAATGCTTGATAAATCATATGGTATTCCGGGATGTGTCCGTCACAATTCGGATGATTCCTATACTATATTCATAGATGCATCATTAAACTACGAAAAACAGCATGAAGTGTTCTTACATGAAATGAGACATATTTTAGGGGATGATTTCAGTGAATCCGATGTGCAAATGATAGAAATGAAGAACCATATGCATGATTACTATATAGAAGTTTCAACAGAAATTTTCCCATATGTAAAGAACATGAGAATTATTGGAGCTACTTGATATGAGTTCACGCAAAAAAAATAAGAAATCCAGTGGCTCACTGTTGTTATTAGTAGGCATTATAATTTTGATTTCGTTCATTGTAAGCATATTTGAATACATCGTATCTGCTATCGCCATTGCTTCTGTAATACTAATCTTACTTTTAGGAATAGGAATGATTGCACATGGGTACAAAGAACTTAAACTTCAAGAAGAACGCATTGAAAGAGAGAACGGACTTCAAGAAGAATGTGCTGAAAGAACGAAGCAGAAAGAAATCGAACGCAATGCTATGAAAAGGAATGCCGAATTAAAATACCAAGACAAAGAAGATAATTATAAGCATTATCTGGATTTGTACAAATGATATGACCGCTACGTGCGATTATATACACGCGTGTGGTGCGCTTAGGAACAAGGCTGAAAATAGAAAGGATGGAGAAGAACAGATGATATGTCCTAGATGTGGAGCAAATAATCAAGATGGAAATAAGTTCTGCGTTAGCTGCGGAGCGCAGCTGTTTAACCAAAATTATAATGTTCCGCCAATGCAACAGAATAATAACTCTCAACGATCGAACATGAATAATGGCGGCTATTATCAACAACAAAATATGAATTACAACGGATACTGCCAACCTAATCAAAACATGAACCAGCAACCGCGCAAGGAAAAGTTCTACGAAAAAACATGGTTAATCGTTCTTGCCTGCATATTCTTACCACCAGTCGGAATTGTCCTTATGTGGATTTCTAACAAACCTAAGAATCTTGCAGCTAGAATTATCATCACTGTCGTACTAGCGTTCTATACACTTGTGGCTTTGGTACCAGGTTCGTCTGACGATAAAAACAATGCTGAATCAAATAAACAAACGGTTCAAGAAAGTAAGCATAACGAAACCGACGATTCAAAAGCAAAACATGATGAACAGAAGAAAGTGGAAGAACAAAAAGAGCCAGATATTCGAGTTGGATCATCATTTGAAGTAAAAGGATTAAAAGTAACCATCAATGATGCAAATACTAATTTTACTGACTGGGGTGAATATGATAGTGCACCAGCAAGTGGAATGAAGTACATTATGGTTGACTTCACTTTTGAGAACACGAATTCATCCGGTGATAAATATGTAAGTATTTATGATTTCGACTGCTATGCAGACAATTCAACTTGCGATCAAGCTTATTTATCTGATGATTCAGATTTCATAAATACTAATCTTTCTCCTGGCAGAAATGTTACATTTAAAACATATTATGTTGTTCCAGAAAATTGTACATCAATTGAATTAGAGTATCATGAAAGCATGATTGGTGATGCTAAAACAAAAATAATAATCCAATAAAATAAAAAACCGCCCCTGCGCCAACAGGAACGGTCTTTAAGGTACATCCGAAGATATACACTATACTTTGGTCAGTAATATTGTATCATCTTCGGACAGCTATCGCAAGCGAAACATCCGTTCTCTGCTAGCTGTTATTTTTATACTCATTTTTAGGAAGGTGGTACTATGTCAGAAGATAAAAGAATCGTAGCATTATATGTTCGTGTGTCTACTGGATATCAGGTAGATAAAGACTCTCTCCCATTCCAGAAGAAAGAATTGAAAGCATATTGCGAACACGTTCTTCACATCGACAAAAAGCGAATCGAGATATTTGAAGATGCTGGAAAGTCAGGAAAGAACACGAAGCGACCGGCGTTTGAGCGAATGATGGAGAAAGTAAAGCATGGACAAGTTTCTCATGTGATCGTGTACAAAATTGACCGAATCTCACGAAACCTTGTGGACTTCTCTCTCATGTATGATGATTTCAAATATAACAAAGTCACATTCATATCGCTGAACGAGCAATTTGATACCTCTAGTGCGATTGGAGAGGCTATCTTGAAGATTATACTAGTGTTCGCGGAATTAGAGCGAAAGCTGACGTCAGAGCGTGTCACGGATGTAATGATAGGCAGAGCGCAGAGCGGATTATGGAACGGAGCAAGAGTTCCATATGGTTGGGACTGGGACGATGAAAACAAATGTCCAGTACATTCTAAGACAGAAGCAAAATATGTAAAACAGATGTACGCAGACTATCTCAATGGTGGCTCAAGCGTATCAATCGCCAAAAGCTATAATGCGAACAATATTCCAACCAAGCGCGGTGGCGAATGGACTTCTAAGACAATTGCCGATGTAATTCGCAACCCAATGAATAAAGGTGACTACAGATATAATTACAGAGAGTCCGCCAGAGGGCGTAAAAAGCCTCAGGAAGAAGTTATTTATATCAAAGGTATATTTGAACCACTTGTGTCTATAAATGACTGGGAAAAGGCAAATAAGCTCATGGACGGGCGTGGATTAAAGATGAACTCAAGCGGACAGACAATCATGAATAAACGATGCAATGTATTCACTGGTTTAATCTTTTGCGGAAAGTGCGGAGAACGATACAATGTTAGAAGCAAGGACAGTAGACAAGGAAGTGGATTCCGACCATCATCTTATGCGTGCGGGAAGAGATCACGAAAAGGAACTTGCGACAACCAAAATGTCAGTGATGTAGCGATAGCTCCTATCATAATCAATTACATAGCTGCTATGGCTGACATTGCCAAACATAAAAGACATATCAAGACAACGAAAGAACTTGAACAAATGATTCTCAAACGGATCAGCTTTTCTGATATCGCCGGAATTTCCGAGGATAGTTTGAAGGACACTTTAGATTTACTATATGGGAAGAATGGAACTCAACTATGGTCAGCAAACACAGTCAGCCAAGAAGATAAATCAGAGAACAAACAAAAGCTAACCGAACTACAGGCGAAATTTGAAAAAACAGAAAGAGCTATTGAGCGACTCAAGAAAGCATTTTTATTTGATGATGATGGACTTGATGAGAAGGAATTTCTTGAAATGAAGTCGAAGCTAGAAATTGACCGAGTTAAAATTGAAAACGAAATAAAGGGAATGGAAGCAGAATCGATCTCAGTAAATGTGAATCAAGTAGAGTTCATTAAAACCGCATCGCAGTATTTGCTCATGCACGAACTGAACAAAGATGAAATAATAAACTATAAAGAACTTGCGATTACAGACGAGGATTCCATTAAAAATCTTTTCAACTCAGTGCTCGATCATATAACCGTAATGGATAAGCGCATCACTGAAATAATATTCAAAAACGGACTCACGCATAAACTACTCTATAAATAACAAAAAGCCCTAGAAATCAACGTTTCCGGGGCTTTCTTCCTGTCTTTATAAATTCTGTGTTGCCAATACCATCTGACAACCAAATGTCTTGGTAGCACATAACAATGGCCTGCCTAGTTTTTCAGACATTGCTTTTACATATCTCTTCGCAACATCCATAAAGTAATACTGTCTTGCCGGTTCTTCCGTAGGTGCATTATCCCATATAGAATCGACAAAATCAGATGGTAAATTCAATTTGCTAAATTCGTTCATTTTCTATTCCTTCCAATCATTCTTATACGAACATGATTATAATAGATACAGACATTTTCTGCAATAAAAAAAGACTACGCTTTTACACGTAGCCTTTAAAGTATTACTCAATCCAAGCCTGGAACTTGTCAATGAATCTGTATTTGTCTCCGGCGAATCCATCCATGCCACTTGCTTTCAGTGTATCGACCTGATCTGCGTAGAAGTTTTTGTTATTCTGTACAGAAACTCTGTAATGGACCATCTTGTACTTATATCCGTCCGGTGTGATGTAGTACAGTTCTACGGCAAGAATCTCTGTTCCATCTCCGAGGATTCCATTTACCTTGTCATTCAGGTTATAGCTGTTGCCGAATGTGAGATATGGCAACCAACCATTCTTTCTTGTGTATACTCTACAGCGAATACTTCCTTTGCTTACCTTGATGGCAAGCCACTTGATTGGCACATCGTCACCTTTTCCAGCCCAATCCGCTTTGTTCGTTACTGCCGGCCACCACTTAGTTGTATAAGCCTGATATGTAATATCGACCTGTCCTAAGTCTTTCTTCTCTACCGGCTTAGATGGTGCTGACGGTGTTACTGGTGTAGCACTGCCACCGAACTCCATGTAGCAATGGTTGACATCTACTCTTCCACTGACTCCATCTACCTGTCCATCAGAAGCATACTGCCAAATTGCATACTGACCATTGTAAGTATCTTCCGGGAGATTCTTGTATCTTGCCATCCACTCAACATACTTTCCACGCACGCTGCCAAGATAGTTGTTGAACCAACTCAGTGAAGCATAGATTCCAGGAGTATATCCAGCTGCTTTAAGTCCTTCACAGACAATCTTACACGCTTTAGGTGCGTATCCCTGTGTTCCCGGCTCTTCGACATCAAGGAAGATAGGCAACTGGAATGTATGACCTTTAATCAGTCTCAGGATATGGTCAAGCTCGCTCTCTGCCTGTCTGTCACAAGTCGCATAGCTGTACAGATAGACTCCTACCGGAATTCCAAGTCTTTCACATTCAGCAAGGTTACGAATCCACTGTTTATCATCCTGTGATGCGATATTGTCTCCATATCCACAGCGGAGGATTGCACCGGCACAACCTGACGCTTTGACTCTTTCCCAGTTGATAACTCCGTTATGATAGCTGACATCAATAATGAGTTTACTCATACCAGCCACCTTCTTTCAGCTCTGCTTTCTTCTGCTCGATCTCCGCTGCGTGTTTCTCCGCAAATTTCTGCATTGTTTCCAATGACGTTCCTTCATTGTCTGAGATTTCTTTCGCTGAAAGTCCGTAGGCAAAACTCTTGATAATTTCTTTTACTGTCTGCTCTGTCATAATTACTCTTCCTTTCCACTCTGCTTGATTAACTGGTTGACATAGTTACTTAATCCAGCCACTAAGATTCCCTGTACGATTGCGGTAAACGTTGCCATTGCGATATCCTGTCCAGTTCTAAGAGTACAAGTTGCAATCACGTAGATACCGCAGATCACGATTCCAGCAATTCCTAAGATGCTAGGAATATACTTGTCTGCGATAGTCTCAGACTGCTTAATGGCCATGCCGATAAAATACAGTACAACTGCTACTACTACAAGTTCAGGTTTCACATAGTTGATAATCTGCTCCATGATTATTCTCCTTTTTCTCTTAAATGTAATTCTTCAATTTCGTGCATCATCTTTGTAATCATTCCATTGCCACCGAGTTTGTGGTATGCGTTGTACATCTCGCAGAAATTATCGTAAGCATACGATGGGATTGAGCCAAGTCTCATATACTTATCATGGTATTCAATCAACTGGACTCTAAGTAAAAGCATCGTGCCTTTACTATTCGCATCCCTGTCTTTCTTCTGATTTTTTAAAAGCCACACGACATAGCCCATGAGAGCTGTCAAGACGATTGGCAATGCTGTGTCGTAAGTTTGATAAAAAAAGTGTTCCAATGGTTTCGCCCTCTCTATTCTTCGGACTGTTCCGCTTTTTCATTTTCCGTTTTTTCCGTATCCTCTCCAACAATGTAGTTATACTCATCAATTGAGATGATACCTTTTTCTACTCTCTTCTGGAGCTGTGCTTTTGTTACCCTGTCATTCTCGTACAGTCTTTTTAGACTTTCTACTAAAATTCTCATTGCTTACTACCACCTTTCTTAAATGAGTCCTTCTTCCATCAGCTGCGCTGTGTACTCGTCAATTTTAAGGTTTGCATATTCAATCATTGCGTCTGTAGGAGCATCGTCACCCTCGTAGTCCAGATAACTCTCAGGATCCGCTTTGATCTGTTCAGCTGTCAGCGAGTGAGTTCGAAAGATGTTTCCATCATACTCATATGCCGTAGCCTCTTTTTCTTTACCATCTTTCAGCGGTTCTGTCTCTGCAACTTCTCTTTCATTTGTTAGAATAACCGCATCTCTCGCTCCGTTTTCAAGCTCATAGATGTTTACTTTCTCCTGCTTCTCCGAAAATCTCATTGTATTCACGTTGTTCTCCTTTCGAGGCTCGTCCGATTACTTTCTTAGTCGCCTTATTTATAGTTTCAATGCGGTATCGTCTTTGGAATCTCTTGCTGTCCGTGTGTTTGATTGCTCCGTATCTTGCGACGCAACTTCTTGCTAGTTTCAGTGGAATCTCTTTTCCGTGACAGACATAGGAATAGGCTTTCTTATAAGTTCTTCTTGCTTTCAAGAATGTTGATGAACGTATTGTCAGATTCTTTCTTGATATCTTCCGTCCAAGAATATCTACATATTCTGTTTGCAAGTCGATAAAATGAGCTGTCTCCTTTAATTCAAGGCTTAACTCTTTGCTGATATATTCGTTAAATCTTTTCACTAGCATTTTCATATCTTTCTTGCTGTGACCGAAGAAAATGATATCATCCATCTGAAATAGCACATGGCTTACAAGCCTTACTTTCTTGACTGTTCCGTCTTTCCTCTTGCGAATCTTGAACTGTTGGCTTGCGTAGATATAAGCCTTGCTCAGATAGTAATTCGCTAAGAACTGGCTCAAATATGAACCTATAGAAAGCCCATACTCGAATGTATCAATCAAGAAGAACACTAAATGAATAAGCCTGTCATTCTTCACATCACGTTTCAACATCTTTTTCAGAACATTTTTATTTATATTTTCATAATAATGCCGAACGTCTGCTTGCCATGCCCAACGAATATTTTTATCTGCTAACCACTTCTTGATAGCTCCAGCTCCAAATTCATTACCTTTACGTTTAACTGCTCCGCATTGATAAAAGCCGAGTTTCTTTTCAAACAATTCTTTCAAGCCGTATACTGCGATATAATCGTAGATTTGCTGTTTAATATCTTGGATTCCAATATTTCGTAGCTTTCCAGTACAAGAATCTTTCTTGATTCTGTAACGGATTTTCTTCACGATATACTTCTGTTCCAGGATTTCTTGACGGATACCATCTATGACAGTTTCTACAATGCTGTCAAGCATATATCTGCTTTCTTGAGCCATATCCATCAAGAACTGATACGGAAGTCCTGTGTATTCCATGAACATGTGAATTGTGTCGCTACGCGTAATTTTATTACTTATACAGCTCCATGTTGCTTCTGAGATTAATTCTCTGCTTGTTATATCAATGTTCTTGCAGTATCGTTTCATTTTAGTTCCGAGGGACTTTCGGTTTTTTCTACTAGCCCCAGTCTATACCAATTCGTATAGACTGCCAGTACCACTGCCGTGGCACCAGCTCCCTTTCTTGTTACTTATTTAAGACCTTACGGTACAACTTATTGTTGCGAAATGCCGTGCAAGCACCCAGCGGTGCATAATGTTTGCATAATAAAATTCAGAAGGCGTAGTTCCAATTCGTCCTAGAGACCTCGTTCCTGAGATTCGAGTAGCAGAAACCGCCATTCGTGCCATTCCTGAGATTCCCACGCCAGCACGACAAGTCCTGTATTTTCTCTTCAACTTAATTAAGGGGAAGAGCCCCTCTTTTTTCTACGAAAAAATTCACCCCTGAAAGGTGGTAGGAACTAAACGCAGAAGGCGAAGTACCAATTCGCCCAAGAGACCACGCTCCAGAGATTCGAGAAGCAGAAACCGCCATACGAGCCAATCCCGAGATTCCCACGCTTCAAAGCCTCTCTGTAACCAGTACCGGTACCGCCTTTATAGATTCTGTCTCCAACGCCAACAGAATCACCAGTTCCAACCGTTTTTAGATAATCAACGCCAGTCTCAAGGTCAATGTCAATATCTCCAATCCAACAGTCGTTGGAATCAATCAAATCCACTGTAACAACCTTTTTCCATCCAGAAGCTGTCGTAGTCCAAGCGACTCCTTTCGGACGCACATAATAGTCAACCATACTGGCTGTGGTTTTATTCCATATCTCATTCATGGAGATGAAGTAAGCTCCAACGCCTTCCTCGATACCACCGAGCTTGAATGCGTGCTTTCCGTCATTGGAAATGTATCCATCAGCTCCAAGTACTTCATCTGTTGTACCGGAATGCAGTGGCATTGTTGAAATATAAGCATCCGCAGTAATCGTCATGCCAGCCTTTTCGACATATACCTTGCTGTTTGCTGTATCCGCAATAGATTCGATCGCTGTAATTCTCACATTCTTTGCAATTGCATTCATGCTTGCCTGTCCACGATCAACATTGTTATTAGCTCCCGGAGTACCGATTGATACAGTTTCTCCAACATATAAGTTCTTCGCCTGAGCTGTTGTAATCACCACGTAATTTACATTCTCGCCAGTTTCAGCAACTTTGTACTGGTGACCGCCAGTATCAACACAACCTCTAAAGTATTTCTGACTATTCTTTGTCGCATACTTAATCCACAGCATACAGAGCAGATATGCAGTACGCTCCGAACCGGAACCGACATATCCAGCGCCTTTCTTTTTCAGCTCACCGATTGCCAACTGCGCAGAAGCAAAATTGTAAATCGCATTTCCAGAAGAACTGTATGCGATTCCGTCAATCAATCCGGCATAATACTTCGTAACGATTCCGTATCCAAGACTTTCATCTGTCCACGGAGTCGGAATGGTGCAGCCAACTTCCGGATGCGGCGTATCAGAAAAATGAATGATGTAATATCCGTCAAATTCTTCCTTGCCCCAATAAGTAGGTGGAGTCATGATTCCAACATCAACTTTCCCAGTGTCATAAAACCCATTACCGCCTTTGATTGCAACCGGAATCTTCTCACTGGAGTCATTCACCGTAAAATTACAGTCAATGTAATTGAAAGCATTTCTTCCAGCGAAATCATCCTGATTCTTCACCTTATCTGTGGAAGGAACTGCAACCAGTCCTTTTGAAGCGTTGAGCTTTTCTCCAGCTGGATTCGTTGAGCTTTCGTAATTATAGAATTTTGTGGAGAACAGTTCTCCTGTTGCCATATTCGCCCAAAAATTTTTCCAATCGAATCTTTCTACATCCGTCACCATTGTGCGGATAATTTTACACATCTCAAGAATCTCCTGTGATGTTTTTTCCATAGCAATATCTACAGATGCCTGTGCCATGTTCATACCCTCCTATTTACCATCGTCATAAGTTACTCTGAGACCACCTAATTCGTTGATTGAGAATGAGATTCCTTTGCCATTCGCCTTTTCTTCATTCACCTCATTGATTCCGCCAACCAGTGTCTTATTAGCTGTTTTCAATCCGCTAAACGCAGTATTGTTCGCCACCTTGTCAATGGTGGTTCTCTTATTTGCTTTTCCGGCAATGTCATAAGACATAAGTTCATCTTCACTTGCCGGAGTTTCTTTTAATTTGTATTCACTCCATTTCGCCATTGATGCTACTCCTTTCTGAGTGATTTTCTTTCGTGTTTCTATTAAATAATTACACTTATAATGGTACAGTAATTATTTATGATATTTATGCAATTCCGCTTGTGCCTTTTATAATCTGTAATGCCAATCTCGAAATCCAACATTACTGAACATTTTTAATAAACACTTCCGATACGTTAATTCCTACTCCAGCTTGAATATCTCCGCCGAATGGAGTGATGCTAACTTGTCCGCTAGTTGTAATTTTAAAAATAAAACCGAGAGAATCATTGATGTAGATCCTGCGGAATATTCCGAACAGAGGTGCTGGCGTTACTGTAAATGGCTTATATTCAGTTCCGTTTGTAAGTTTCGATGTCGTATTGCTGGAAATTCTAAACCATGAAATAGCTCCCGCTTCCGCAACATCACAAGTCAGATAGCTTCCTTCAACAGTTCTTGTTTTAGGCACTATAACAGAGTTAATAGTTTCCCTTTCTTCATTAACTTCTTTTGCTCCATATGGGCTACCTTCTTGAGAGTACTCAGTAACATCAGTGAAAGAAACTGTATTGTCGCTGTTGTTCGTCATTTTGTATTTCTTATTTCCAGTTGTGTCTTTCAATACGCTGTCCTTAAAATCAGTTCTTAATGCCATAATGATACCTCCTATAACTTCATTCCAAGCTTGATATCACCGAGCTTGTTCTTGTTTTTCTTGATGCTGTTCAAACCATTGTAGTAATCAACAGTCATCTGTTCATATCTGTTCATATCCTCATAAGACGGTGTCTGCTGATTTGGATACCAGTTCTTCATATCTGAGAATGTGTATTTTACAAAACCGAACGACTTGTCATGTAAAAGCTTCAAGTTCAATTCAATCAGATTGAATTCATCTGCATACGGGAAATCGGAATATGTCTTATCGTTACCCATATCCTCATATTCGTATTCAGGAAACAACTCAAAAGACAAGTCGATCAGATATTGAATATTGTTCTTAATTCTGTTATATGCTCCATAACTGAAAAAGGAATTCACATTCCAATCAGTTCTAGGTGCGGAAAATGATGCCATGCTATTACCTCCTTGTCTCAAGCGTTCCACTTACAGTTCCGTCATAGGTCAGCGACACGCTTTCCGCTACTGTCTTGACCATTTCTCCGTCACGATTTTCTTGATAGATTGTGTCTCCTGCATCAAGTGCCGGTTCTCCACGGTAATCAATAGAGTAGTCAATGCCTGGATTGTAATAGTCAGCAACCCATTTGCAAACTTTATCGCACAACTGTTTGTCTGATATCAGCGGATTGCTCCAATCTTTTTCAACACCGTAATTGCTGATTTCCGCAACGGAATAAGCGTTTGACTGATTGAATTTTTTACCGTTAACGATGACTTGAACCTTCTTGCCCATGTCATTTCCGCTAAGTTTAAGTTCAACAAAGTATGCTCCACTGTCCGAAATCTCAACACTTTGACCATTTGTCTGATTCTCAAGAGAAGCTGTATAAGAATGATGTGGTTCGTCAAATGTATACAGCAGAGTTTCATTCGTCCACTCAACCTCTTCGCTTACTACTTCTTCAAGCGTATCGGATTTTGAATACACAGTTCGGATATTCTTTAATCTCTTGATATTCTCCGGCTTACTCATAGTCGGACTGGAATACATATCATCTCTTTCGATTGTGTAATCGATGTTTTCACCAAGCTCAATATAATCAACCACAAGTCTTGTATTTGCATTGATTCTTCCAAACTCAATAACCATCTTGTCGAATTCTTTAAACTGGTGATCTGTAGTCCATGTTTTCACATCAGCATAGTTGATTTTTCCATCAGAAATTCCGATAGATTCAACAATCTGGTCTTTCAAATAAGTGTTAATGCTCATCGTACGTGGGAACATATAATACACTTTTATTTTCATTCCATTGCTTTTTCTAGGAACCTCAAACGTCTTTACAATCTGCGGAGGTGTCGAAAACGTTCCTCCTTTAGGAGCAATATCTTTTGTAACAAATCCGACATCATCTTTAACACCAGTCCTAGGAAGAAACGGCGGTCTTTTACCTAATTGCCACATTGAATCTTCATATGTAGCATAACGCGTCTTTTCATTGTCAATATTCACATTGGAAACATCAGAGAAATATGCAGTCTCAGTAGAAGTCGTCTCTGCATCCGGGTCGAATGCTGACTTGATACAGATTTTTCCATATCTATCAACAGTCAAAACGCATCTTCCGGCATTAGCAATAATTTGCAATGCTTCTTTGTGAGATACTAATGGAATAGGGTTTCTGACCTCTACGGACTTTAAATATTTGTCAATAAAAAACTTGTCTTGAGGAATCGAATAAGTACCGATTGCATCAGCAATTACATAATTTGCCAAAGCATACAGTGTAATTCCTTTTGCGTGCCAGTCTCCGCGGTAATAGTCACCATCACCGAACTGTTGAAGAACGTCTACGGCTTTAATGCTCGCTTCATCGTCACTGGCTGACCACTCACTCAGCTTTAATGTATGCAACAAAATCCACTCTGTTGTTCCATCGTCAAGGTCATATCCCATCTGAACAACTACATCCTGTCCTGTCCTTAGATAATTGATGATTGATTCCTTATTGTCGTAATCGAATTTCTTATCGTTATTATCAAGAGTAAGCGTGAAGTTAATCTCCGGCAAGTCCTCATTGATCTGTGACATCGTAGAAGCCGATTCTGCGTTGATTATGTCATTATCTGTAAAAACTACCGCATTTCCAAATAAAATACTCTCAATACGCACACGATTGTTTGTAGCGGACATTGCAGTGACTTTTATCTCAAGAGAAGTTGTATTATCAAATCTATCATCTGTCGCAAAGTTCAAACTGCTGTTTGAATAGCTCTTTGATGTTCCGTCAGATGTAATTATGCTGAATTTGCTAGGATAATTCCCGGCAAACTTTATAGTTAATCCGGCAATGTCAACATTCTCTTGAAATGTCATTTTCACTGAGAAACTGCTTGAAAACAGATTCTTCGATACGATTCCAACAGGTTCATACTGAGATGCTGCATCTGGGAGAAATCTCATAGAACCGTCAAGCAACCAAAAATTATTCTCGTATGTTGCATACTGGCTTTGAGTCTCTTTCCGTTCGAATACTCCATCAAAATCAGAAAATCCGGCATACTGGCTTTGATTACTCAGCAATGCCTGACTCTGTGCTGCATCATTTATAACGCCGAGTGTTACTTTCATGTGAGAAGCGTTTCTCAGCGGATTTTTCATTGATTCTCTATATGCATCTGATACTTCGTACATCCTACCACCCCGCATCAATGATATTGACTTTACAGTTTATATACGCAGTTACTCTTCCTTCTTCATCATATTTGAAAACATCAGCCGTTCTGTCTCCTGGGTACATGGTAAGAGTTATCCAATCATTTTCAACCATGTCCCAAAATCTTACTGTTACAAGAAAATTTTTAAATTCTTGCAACATGGCAGACCAAGTGGCCGCATCTAAGTACGGCCACTCTAATGAATCAATTTTATAGTCGTCTCTGCTTATCTTTTGTCCGACAAATTTGTTTGAAGCATTTCTAGCTCCATTCACGGCAGTAGTAACTACAAAGTTCGGATACCGCTTCGGAGCCGGAAAGCTCTTGCCATTTACTTGTATAAAATTACTTATATGTCTAGCCACCATAAAAACATCTCCTATACGGTACTAAAACTATACCCTGAATTTCTACTTCCTCGTGAAAGCTGTCGATTCACCTTCTTGCTATCAATCCTTACAGACGAATCCTTCTTGAGAAGTCTCTCTTGATAATCAATGATTTGTCTTAACAACGCATTTGTCTCATCATTCGCTCTTTCAACTCCGGAACTTACGGACTGAACTATCTGCTGGTTATTCGCAACCACATGATTACTTCCCATACGGCCAATGTATTCAGAACCAAATCCGTTTTCATTTGCAATGTATACTTCCCCGTTTACTGGCATACCGCCATTCTTATAGCCCTTATATCCTCTTGCTGTCCAACCTCTATACAGACTTCCGTAACGAGAAACGGTATATCTGATGGCAGCAACCATATTTGACAATGGGTCATAGATGTTTGAATCATACGGAGACATTGCGTAACTGCGGAACGTAGGGTCAATGACCTGCATAAGTCCTTTTGACGGAATACCTTTCTTGGCATTGCTATCCCACAAGTTGATAGCATTCGGATTTCCGCCAGATTCATGTTGCATCTGCATAAGCAATGCATTCAGATTTGAAACGCTGTACTGGTTTGTCAATCTCAGAGCTTTTTCAGCAAGGTCAGCCCACTGCTGGACACCTTTTGAAGCATTGTAAGACACGTTGCTTTGTCCAAATTCAGTAAAAAGCCCTTTTACCTTATCTACAGCCAAATCAAAAACTGTATTAACAGCTCCTTTTGCCATAGACAATCCAGGCTCAATAGCACCACTCAAATTCGTAAAATGATCGATCGCAAGCTGAACTAATTTTCCAGGATTAGTAATATATGAAAATACATTTCCAGTGAAATCTTTAAATTTAGCCCATGCACCACCGAAGAAATCTCCAATACCGTTTTTAAAATGCGGTATGTTGCGAGTCTGCATAAGCTCTTTTGTTTTACCAGCCGGAAGGACTTTCGTACCTTTAGGCATTGGCAATACAATATTTCTTCCAGTAGGGATAATTGTTCTACCATTAGGGAACTGTACAAGCTCTCTATATGTTCCACCTGCTTGATCGTTTACCATTCCGATAGTATCTTTAGTAACTCCGTTACCGCCAGTACCAGTAGCAAAAGCTTCGATTAAGTCGCCTTTACCGCCAAGCTTACCGTAAATCCAGTTGACAGCTTTTCTAACTCCATTCAAAGCATTTTTGATCGGAGTAGAAATCCATCCACCAACTTTCTCGAAGTAAGAACCAATATTATCAAATATTGCAGTGATTCCATTATAGGCTCTTCTGAATACATCTCCGAACCATGTAGCAATAGAACTCATATTTGCTTCAATTTCTTTGCGTCTTAAGCCAAACCACGAACCTATAGCTAAGAATGCTGAATTTACATTGGAACGAGCTTCTTGGTATTTCGTCTTAAACCATGTACTAATGCTATCCATATTAGTCTGAACATCAGATTTCCTTTTTCCAAACCATGTTCCAACGTCTGTAAATGCTGTGTTTACATACTTACGAGCACTTGTGTACTTCGTATTCATCCAAGTATCGACATCTTTTGTATTGTCTTGAATTTCAGTTTTCTTGTTGCCAAACCATGTTCCGACATCGGAGAATTTTTCTGATATAGCTTCACGAGCCTTTCCAAATTTATCTCCAAACCAATCTTTCACATCATCAAATTTCTCAACGATCTTGCCTTTCAAGTCAGTAAAGAAATCAAGTAGTGGTTGTGAATTCTCTGTAATTCCTTCAAGAACTCCTTTGATGATATCAGAACCAAGAGCTGCCAATCCAAGTCCTGAAAGTGACGGTAAAACAAATTTAGGTAATTTCATTTTGACTTCTTCTTCACTCATGTCGAATACATTTGTGAAAAATCCTATTGCGATACCTCTTAAAAGATCATTCGGCAAATTAATGATTGCGTTCGCAAGCGATACCAAGAGTCTTGATAAATCCCATGCGATTTTTCCCCAATCAATTCCGCAAATGAAATCTACAATTTTTTGCCCGATTATCTCAAATGTCTTATCTCCTTGCAATCCATCAATTGCGCCCTTTAGTGCTTCGAGAACACCGCTGACAAAATTACCGAATGTTTCGCCAGTTAATTTTGCATCCCAAGTTTCAAAGAACCCAGTAATACTGCTTGCCAATGAAGCACCAAAGTTAGACCAGTCAAAGTTCGCCGCGAACGAATTAAGTGAATGAAGTGCGGTATTAATTGAACTTGCAGCTGTCGCCCCAACGTTGTAGAACAGCTCAGGCGAAATCAATCCGTTAAGGAATGTGGCAAGGTCTTTTCCAAAATTATCCGCTTTGTGATAAATTTCATCCCACGGAATACTCTCCATTGCTGCATTGAGCTTATCACCAACCATTTTTCCAATTTCAGTGAAATCAGAATTCTTAATAGCTTCCTTGAATTTATCTGCAAGCTGATTCATTGAATTAGAAACTTCAATCGTCTCAAACATATCTGAAGAAGAAGGACTGCTCGCTCCGCTACCAGAACCACTACTTCCAGACGAGCTACCGTTATCATTCGGCTGGATAACATTCAATTCATCGATTCCTAATGTATAGTTCTGCAAATCTTTAAGAGCTTTTTCAGCACCGTTAGCCGAGTCCTTAGTTGTGTCCAATCCAGACGCGTAGTTTTTCCAAGCCTTCTTAGCTTGTACTACATATCCCTTCCCTGTGAGAGCTGCCAAAAAGTGCCCAACAGCATTTAGAGCACTGGATACCATATCAATAAATGATGATATGTACGGAGCAACGACATTTACAATTGGGGCAAACGCAACAGCCCAAGCATTTTTCAAATACAGTAAGGAAGATACCATTGAAGAAATGCTATTGTTATATGAGCCACTGTACTGAACAAGGTTATCCGAACCTTCTTTGATTGCTTGCTTGATCTGACTAATCAAACCGAAAATAGTAGAAAACATAATTGAAGAACCTATCATTCTTCCGAATGGCATTCCATTATTCTTCTTTTTGCTTTCAAATCCCATCAGTTCTTTAAGAGTTCTGAATGGATGCGCGGCCTTATTAGCAATATCCCTTGCGTTTTTCATTGTCTTTCCGACGTTTTTGAGCGCTTTGGCAAGGTTATTGACTCTATTGCTAAACCCAGCTGTCTTTTTCAGTGTTCTCTGGAACTGTTCGGCACGCTTGTTGGCTTCTTTCAATGCCTGAGCTGCCTTCTTAGCTTCATTCGCACCCAAATCTTCCCGAGCCTGTTCTTTCATGCTCTTTTCATACAGTCTCTTAGCTTCTGCTATTTCGATTTTCTCACGCATAACTCTGTCATACTCAGGATCACCCTGCGTAAGTCCGCGTTTAGCCATATCCTCTAATTCAGCATTCAACCGCTTAATCTGTGCTTCATAAGTATTTATTTTATTCGTATTGAGCGAGTTTGTTCCGTTATTCAATTTCTCAAATGCTTCTTGCGCAGTACCACCGAAGCGATCCATAACATCGTTGAAGTTCTTGAGATTCTCTGCACCTTCACCGTAAACAGCTCTCATAGCACTTGCGTCATAATTCATGGCTTCTTCCGGCACAGAAGTTACTTTCTGTTCATAACCGCCGCCGCTTGTATCAACATCTTTTGCTGTACTGATTTCAAACGGTTTACTTCCCGGAAGTTTCGCAAGTGCTTCTCTGAAAATTTCAGCTTGATTCGTAGCTTTCTGAATATCATATACAAGTCCTTCGATTTGCACGCCAAGTTCTTTACTTCTTTGAGTAGCAAGCTTCTTCTCAAGACTAGCATTGAGTCTCTCTGCACTACTTGTAGCACTTTTTAATCCAGCTTGAAGCTCTTTCACGCTCATTCCAGTAACATCGAGGTCTGTTCCGACTTTTGAATGTTTTTCAAAAAGGTCATCGAGTGAAAGATTCTTGCTTTTCGCTTTCGGCTGTGCAACTCTTGAAACGCTGTGAAGTTTCTTTTCAGCTTTATCAAGTCCAGAAGTATTGATATTTGCACCGAATAACTGAGAAAAAGACCTGCCTGATTCTTCTGCATTTTGTAATGCATCTCCGAATTCAGTAACTCCCGACTTTGCATTAATTACGCTTTTCCTGATATCGTCTACACCATTAATGACGGAATCCCAAACATCTTCTTCCATCCACTCAGGCTTGTAGAAAGAGTTTGCAGTTTCATAGAATTTCCTCAGAGCATTTTCCATCTGATAAAATTCATCTTCAACACTGTAGGCTTCCTTAAGGATTGTTGGAAACTGGTCTTTTAATTCCTGATAATAGGAATCAAGTTCGATTCCGCCTTTTGTAGAAAATTTCTGTTTAGCAACAGGAGTTCTATTCTTATAATCATCACCTAAGGACTTTGCTGTCTCAGGTGAGATTTTTATTTTCCCACTTTTCTTAATCCAATTGTATAGCTCCTGATATTCGTCTGACGTGGTCTTCGCAATTTGACCATGCCTTTTAACGATATTACCAAGAGCTTCCATGTCATCTGCCGCGCCTTTATACGGCTTTCCAGCACTATTCGCAAGGCTGTTTGCAATTTTATTGGAAAGACTTTTGACTTGTCCTGCAACATCTTTGCCGGCGAGATTAAGATTGAAGTTTTTGATTAAGTCATCCGACAACTTCTTCCCCATGTCTTTTGCCGACTTTTCCATAGCCTTTCCGGAGAACAGCTTATCAATATTAAGTCCTTTTAAAGATACCGCACCTTGAGCAACGAGCATACAACGTTCGAGTGCTTCTGTTACGCTATCTATTTTCTTTTCAAGCTTTCCCATTGAACGATTCGCTTTTTGCGCTTCCGCTTCAATGATTATTTCCAACTTATCAATTTCGGCCACTGTTCTCACCTCTGTTCTCTGCTATTTGCAACATCCGCCCATGCCGCAAAACTAGCTGCTGCAATTTGCGTATTTTCATGAACGATTTCCTCTACTTCTTCCTCTGTTAATTCATGCTCATTAAAATCTCCAACGATCATATGAGTTTCAGGATATTTAGCATCTTTTGATACAACGCAACTAATTGCATTGAGAACATACAAGCCATTCATCCAAGCTGAAATGTCTTGCATGATGGCTTTTTCTCTCTCTTTATCCTCTTGAATCTTTTTGTAAACGTTCATTTCTTTCGGAGTCATCTTCCAAAATTCAGAACAACTAATTCCGCATTGTGCGGCTATAGGTAACCAATATTCATATATGAATTGCGTATAGCTAGTGGGAATAATTACTCTTCTTCGGCTACTTCTTCCACTTCTTTCTTGGACTTCGTAGCTTCCTTCGGAGTCTCCTGCTCGTCCTGAGTCATTCCGAGCATCTTCTGGAAAAAATCTGATTCTGCAACGGCATCAGCAAATGCGTTTGTGATGTCAATAATGTTTCCACCACCGAGTACATGCTGAGTGATTAAGCGCTCAGCTTCATCTCTATCACAACCAACTACCGCACAAACAAATCCCATAGCGATAAGTGTCATCTGTTTTTTTCTGAAAGCATCGAGAATTGAGAAGCCCTGCTCTTCCATCTTCGTGTACTCAGCAAATGCCATTTCCTTTACGTTGTAGTTTTTTCCATTAATTTTTACTTTGACCATTGTTCTTCCTCCATTTTTCAATCAAAAAAGAGCCGCCTTAAAGCGACTCTAATAGTTTTTAAGGAAAATTACTTCCCCTTCACAATCAAGTATAAAATCATCATCCAGCCCTATCCAAGGACTATAAAGAGGGAAACTCGTCCGCAGCCGCACCTACTTTTATAGCTGAATCACGAACGATTGTCAGTGTCATCTCACGAGCACTGTTTACTTCACCGCCATTGATTTTAACAGACATTTCTCCACTCCAAGAGAACCGTCCATCAGCTCCGTCAGCACCGAAATCAAGCTGAAAAATCTGATGCTTTCCGCAAGCAGCAAGAACAGCTGCGTGAGCTTCTTTTGTATAGTTTGCTGTAAACTGCATATCGTCAGCAGCACGCACCCCGGGGATGGACGCTTCGTCTTCATCATCCATGTCGGTAACAGGGATTTTTTCTGGATCACCGCCAAGTTCGGGATAACTTTTAATCGGACACACCTTTGCCACGGTTGCTCCTGTGTCTCCAACTTTAAGCACTGTATTGATAGTGTTTAATGCTTTTACTTTTGCACTAGTCATTTGTTTCCATCCTTTCTACCGCTAACTATTTGCGGTCAGCGAATACCTCTAATTGGTATTCGGTACAAATTTAAAATTTTGCTATATCATCTACTGATGCAACAAGGCGTTTAAACCTTGCCACCATTCGGTAAATATTCGTATCTGATGCATTTTCAATATGCTTTGGACCGTATGTACGGCGATATCCCATCATTCGCATAGCATCACAACACTGATTTATGATATTCTTCGCTTCTGTGATATTCTTGTTTGAATAGCACTGAATCTCAATTACGGACTCGACAGCATTCTCACTGTTTTCCAAGTCCATGCAAGCATCTTGATTGTCAATCTGAACAACCGATACTGCTGGAAATGACGGAGGGCTTTTACTGGAATAGTTTGATACATTCTTGCAAGTATCTTTCACATAAGATTTTATGTTACTCAGCACTCTGTTTGACACATCAATCACTTCCAAACACCTCCTTCGCAATATGGCTTATAACGCTCATATCTCTTAAATACTGCGCTGTCTCATACATGAATGGTCTTGATGGCATACCTTTTGTCCAATGTCGTTTGCCATCTTTGAAATAAACCCATCCAGCTTCACCGTGGTCATTTATATCGTATTTCCAACCAGCTATAGAAGTGTCAGGATGCGGAGAATCCTCTCCGACAACGCCAGTTCCAAACTCAACATAGCAAGCATACGGGCAATCCGTATAAACACTAAATGAAGCTCCATCATAAATGATATCTCCGGGAATGATATTCAGACTTTCCAGTAACTCTCCTGTATAGATAGCGTCTTTAGTGCCTATCTTCATTTGAGCTACAGCAACGCCCTCTTCTGCAAGCTTATATGCAAATTCCTCACATTTCTCTTGCAGACTGTTTCTGTAATTTCGTATATCGGCTTTCAATTTCTTGAATCCACTCACTGACAATCCGGTAGAATATCTAGGCATCTTTCGCCCTCGCTTTCAATGCAACGACAAGTCCATTCAAGCCATCCGCAATACCAACTACGGTATAGCCTGCCGAATCAGAATCAACAGTACCATCCGTATTCAGTGTTGGCTCACTTACCCATATCAAGGACTCCTCTTTAATAGGAAGATTCTCTACCGTTGCAAGCGTTCTAGTATAGCTTAAATTCGTTCCAAACATATCAGCATAAGCATTACCTCTACTTGCTGATAAAGTCGCTAGAAACGCAACAGGAGAAGCGTAACCGCCAGTGTAATCTCCTGTTTCGTCTCCATATTCATCGACAATTGGAACCCTTCCGCTGTAATTTGAATACCATAATTTCTTAGAATTTTTTTTCAAGTTTCTCAATGTGCTATCCCTCCACCATCATTGCACATATATCCCTGCGACCATTTTGCTAACATCGGCAATATGGTCACGCACAATCTTCTTTCTACTTAACCCAGTAGACGGGAGATTACGGATCACCGTTCCTTTCTTAAATTAGTGTGCATATAGCAACAACTCCTTCAAGATACGTATTTCTGGAAAACCACGTTCGAGTTCCAGTATTATCATTGTGGGAAGATTCTCCCTCAACTCCTATTTGATTGTAGTCGTATAGAGCCAAACCGCGGATATTGGAATAGAAACGTTCCATATCTCCAGCAACAAACTCTTCTGTATATGACTTCGGGTAATTCCGTATCACGCATACTTCTTTATATGCGTTCTTTACTTTTATTTTCAGAATGGATAAATCAGATTCTTCCGATATACCCAATTCAGTTTTTAAATCCTCATATATCTCTTCAATCAACTTATCCATCTTCAAACACCTATTTCCTTGTCTGTCTCACTGTTTTTGGCTTAGACTCTGTGGTCTGTGCCTTTTTAACAGTTTCTTCAACAGGTTTCCAACCGCAAGAAAGAAATGCGGAAGCCTGAATATCAGACTCCACACGCATTCTCACGCCATCTTTCTCGAATGTAAACATTTCGATCACTCCTTAGTCTGCTGGGTTCTGGCAAACACCGATTGCATCTTTCTTCTGATTCAGGACGAAAGCATCGTAACGTACACGACCTTCTACAAGGCTACCAGAGATACCAGGTGCGTCCTCATGAATCTTATACTCAGCAAGTTTAATTGGTGACGGCATAACCACTGGATTAGTGATTACAAAGTTTGTTTTCTCCGGGAAGTAAGAAGCCGGTGCCTTAATGATAAGAACTCCGTCAACCTCACCTACAAGTCCTGTGATAGCAAGCTGTGTAGCCATATCACCTTTCTTTGTAAATGCCTCGTCAAGTTTCAGCATATTGTAGTAACCCGGAGTTACGATACAAACTCTTCCGCCTGTAGGGACTTTTGCATTGTCAAGAATCTCCTGTACAGCAAGGAATTTCTCATAAGCATTTGCTTTTGTTACAGCAACGTCTTTTACAACGTGTGAAACGTCAGCTCCGGCAACCAGTTTAGCGATACGGTATGTATCAATCTCAGGGATAATAACTTCGTCAATCTGACGTCTCAGCGCAGCTGCCGCAGCCATTGTTCCCATTGTGTCATCTTCACTCTTCTTGTCGATTGTAAATGTGAAGGCTCTGTCTTTGGAAAGAATCATCTCCTGAACTTCGTTCTCAAGCTCTGCCGGTGTTCCGTATCTGTTAGCACCATCTGTCTTGTAATCCCCCATTGTAGCAGTCGGTACAGAAAATACTTTTACTGTGGAAACTCCAACCCAGTCGTATGCGTAGTTTACAAGTGCAGATGTGAGTGCACCAACTTTAAATCTTTCATCCACGATCCGTGAATACTTCTCAGCGTAATTAACAGCCATTTCAATTCTCCTTTTCTAACTTTTTGAAATCAGCGAACACATCTTTATGTGCCCGGTATATACTAGGAAGATTAACCGTTGAATCCTTTCAGGAATAAATCAGTCTCTTCATCTTCGCCCTGTCCGGCATTTACTGGCGGTCTACTCTTAAGCCATTCTGTCTCAGCCTCTTTAATTGAAGCATCTTTGAATTTACTCATGTTCTCAGTGACTTTAACCATATCACCGTCAAGCTCTGCCTGTGCAGTATCCTTAGCCATGTCTCCTGACATTCCAAGCGCAAGATAGCGATTTGTAGCATTTGTCATTTTGATTGTGTTTTCCAATCCCTGGACATATTTTTTATGCTCTTCTTCTGCCTCGCGTTTTGCCTCTTCTTCCTGCTCTTCTGCTGTCTGTTTAGCTTTTAACTGCTTTCTGTAGTTGGCGGCTTCTGAGGATGCCTTATTGTAGTCATTCTGCAACTTTGCACTGTTGGCTCTTTCCTGTGCTAACTGCGCCATCAGTTCTTCTACAGTAGGCTCTTTCTCTTCCGATGCGTTATCCGGATCCTGATTCTGCTGTCCCTGTCCTTCAAGGTTTTTGTTTTCTTCCATAATTATCATGTTCCTTTCTTTCGCGTTTAGAGTTCTCTCTCATAGTTACATTTCGCGATTATAGACTTCTCTGTCTTTCGCGTTTGATAAGGCACTTCTCTGTGCCATGTATGAAAAACAGCCACATTTTTAATGACTGTAATTTCTAAAAATATATTACTGCGCAACGGCAATTCACAATCTGATTTGCAGATGCTCCTAAGGATGTGTCCTTTGGAAATAACATCCATGAATCACCAACATGGAAAGCCTGTCCAATCGGAATATACTTTCCATTTATCTCGATGTGGTCTTTTCTAGTGACCTCATCAATGATTGATTCCCACCGCTTCATTGTCTTTCCAGCATTCACAGCTTCTATATACCTAGCGTGGTTTATTGCCGTATTTACTTCGTTTTCAGCCATGAACCTTGCTCTATCCAGTGAATAGTAATAAGGATCATTCTTATGCTTTTTCGTGCTGTCTATGACATCGTAAGAAAAGCTCTTAACGTATGTCTCTAAGTGTCTATCCACACTTGCATACTTCCTAAGCGTTTCCAAATAGGAATCTTCAATCTGCTTTCTGATAAGCTCATAATCAATCTTATTCGCTTGAGCCATCGTGAACAGAAGCGTCATTGTGACAATGAAATTCTCTTCCAGTTCTTCTGCCATTTGAATCCTTTTAGATTTTTCTTCTTTCGGAAGATTCATTTCTCCGAAATACTTTTTGAATGACATACTGCGCTCATTTTTCACAAGCGCATTCAATTCATCAAAACTAAGATTCGTGAACATCATTATCACCTGTCTTCATTCCATCAAGAATCGGAGAGTTTTCTGTCTGATCTGACAAATCAGGCATAACTTTCTTCTCTCCTGTTTGAGACTCACTTTTATGAATCAACGATTTTTGATATTCTTCAATCGTTTTCTTACTGTCAGCCCACGCCTGAGCTACATCCGGGAACAAATCAACCTGTTCCATAGCAACTCGACCATTTACACCCGATTTAATCATTGCAACCATTGAATTTACCTTTGTAGCAAGGTCGTATGTTTTGTTACGGATAAATTTAGGCTTGATATCCGAAAATTCCAGTGACCTAAGCGGACTGTCGAATGGAATGTCATTCGTGCTCTTAATGGCGATCATCTCAAGCTCAACGATTTCGGCTTTACCTCGTCTGAGAATCTGTTCTTCCTTGCAAGCACTGTTTTCCGCAGCACTCCATCCTGAGGACATATTCATTGCAGAACCAGTAGAACCGCCACCAGGATCGGTCTGAATCGGAACGTATGCTTTCTGTAAAATAGTGTTTCGCTTGCTTACAATATTCTCTTGTACTCCCTGATAATCAAATGTACTGGAAATAGCCTTTAGCGTTGGAGTTCCACCGTTTCCGGTATTCCTAGCAAGAATCCACTGTCCTCCAACTGGAGCTTGTACTTTTCCATCTTCTCCAGGAGGTAATTCGAATCCAACTCCGAAATACACTTCCTGAGTTGTCTGTGCAACGCTGTTTGCAAAATCTGATACTTCCACGTTCAATGCGTTCATATCTGAAATCTGACGCTCGAAGCATCCTGTTCTGTCTGTAGAACGATTGAATTCTACAATCGGAATCTTCTTGAATGGATTCTTCTCGCCATTTCTTTCCATAAATGACCATTCATTCTTTTCAATAGAGTCATTTATGACAGTCTGCATATTCTTAATTTCGTAGCGAGTATCAGGAGTGAATACCGTGTAGTACACATCCCCGTTCTCTGTTCTACGGAATGTCACTCCGGCTAACTTCTCTTGAAGTGCTGAATTTCTGTAGATGCAGAATGTAAACAATGGATTAAGTGTCACAAGGTCAAACGGAGCAAGTCCGTTATAATTCTTTTTGATATCGACAAACTGATAACCGATACCGTTGATTTCAACGTATCGTCCAAGCTCTTGGTCTTTTGAAAAGGCATATTCTGAATCATTCAGCTCATTCAACATTGAAATTCCATCGTCTTGAATCTCGTTCTGAGAATCTGTAGAACTTCTCAAGTCTTTATTCCCACGCTGGACGTATGTAATCGGTTGCCCCCATACATATCCGAGCTTGAATTCAGTAATTTGGTTCGCAAGGTTATCTGAAACTTTAATGTTTACTTCCTTGCGAATAATCTTTTCTCTGACAAGTGGCTGAACACCTTTCTCGTATCTCATGAGAAGTGTCATTTCATTGGCGTTCTTCATGTGAACTACCATAGCTTTCTCAAGCACTTCAAAAATATTATCTCTTGTGATCTTATCTACGTCTGAATAAATCCGGCGTCTGCCAGTTAATTCAGGATATACATATGCTTTATTGTCCTCGGACACCGAATTCACCTACCTTTAAATCTGTAAAGAAAAAAGCCCTGCGCAACGTGTACGCAAGACTTAATCCCTGAAAAAATGAACGAATTACAATTTCTTCGATTATAATTATACCCCTGTATTTTATGAATTTTATGCAAATTCAGTCGGAAACGTATTTTTTTATTCTTCTCGATACCAATGACTGATCGATACGCAGCTTTAACGCAATCTCCTGTTGAGACATTCCATCTTTCGTAAACTCAAGAATTGCTTTATCCTCAATGTCCTTGCAATCTGCAATCACTTTATCAATTTCCATTTCCAGCTTATGCAGATATTCCATATCTGTCTCAATCCGCTCTTCCATGATGCGACAATTCTCTTCCCATTCTTTCATTTTTACCTGTTCATGCTCTGAACAACCACCAATGGTAAATCCTCTCGGCTCATATGGGAATTGCTGATTAGAGCCATATACCTTGCCGGAATAACAAGAAGGTCTTTTTTCAACATACTTCTGTAGCTTTCTTCTGTCCTTTTCAAGAAGGATTCCAAGTAATCTGTAGTTTGCAATATCTTTTCTAGTGATTTTCATGTTGCCCTCCTTAAACTGGACTTTGAATGATTGATGCCGGTCCGTCAATATCTCCATAAATTTTCATTGCTAACTGAGTGATCCCATCTCCGGCATCGTCATGTTCGTTATCACCAATCTGTACAGTCATATTCAATTCATCCATTGCATCACTGTATTCTTGGTCTTGGTGTTCCGGATCCAAGAATATGAAATGTTTCTTTACATCACCGGAATACGCAACCATCTTAGTCATTTTTTCCATGTTCCCCGGAGCTTTTTTATAAGAGCAGCTGCAATGGTAATTATGCTTTTCTAGTTCTGTACTTACCCTGTCTGAATACATATCTCCACCATTGTTCGCTTCGAACTGTATTTCTGTAAGCTTTTCTCCTATGATTTTTCCAGTAACAAGAGGAATCGTAACTTCTTTCTTGCCTTTATTGAAAATCCATGAAGGAATGTACACATCTCCATTTGGATATTCATAACCGATAGGCATTGAGAGGCTGTCTCCACCACCCCACGCAACATCACATGCGCCAACGACTCTATGGTCACCTTCCGGCAGTATGCCATTGTAGTATCTTAATTCGTCTGCCGGGAAAAGCAATCCTTCTCTGACAAAAGGAGTCTGCATAAACTTAGCCATCCACTCATTTTTATCGAGCCTGTCACGCATATTATGATAGTATTTCGTTGAAAATCCTTTTACCGGATAATCAAAGTTGGATTCTCCTTTTTCATTAAGTGCTGGAATTTTCCTAAATTTGTATCTAGGATTATTCTTATATTGCTTTTCGATTCTTCCAAGAGGATCAGCTACATTCCATCGCGTACCAACCATCAGCTCTTTTGAACCATCGTTTTTACGGTCAACAAGGATATTTAGATAATCTTGATACCTTCCTTCCAAACGCTTCAAACTTAGAGATTCTTTACGATCACGCACCAAGTCATCCACGTAAAGATATCCATCTTCACTAATATCTACAGCACCAGTCCATGTACCATCAATACCACGGCAAGTTGTAGTTGCAAAACTTTCAACTGCATCGTAATACAGTTCATTTTTTTCTGATGATTTACTTACGAGCTGAACATCCGGGAAAATTTCATGGAATGTATACTCTTCATTTTCTGTTAGCTTAATCAAGTCATTATGGAATCTATCTGCAAGAATACCACTGTGACCACTCATGGCATTATGGCTTGATGGACGCTTACCGATTATCCATGCGTAGAAAAAAATACAAATCGTACTCTTACCTACACGGGGTGGCATAGACAATCCATAGAAGTCATATTTGCCATCTTCCAAGTCCTGCAAGTCTTGAGCAACAATGCTAAGCGGATTCATTCTAGGTTCGTAGAATTTCTTTTTGTACGGCCTGTTCTTCTCCATATACAGCAAGAAACTCTCAAATCGGTTTGGAGCTTCCCACAAAAGGACATCCCAGTATAAGCTATTCAATGCATCTGACTTCTCGAGAAGTGGAATAACCTGTTTTATATAGCTAGTGATTTTCAGACAGTAAGAAAGCTCTGCATTATCCTCTTTGTATACAGCTCTTGCCATATCGAAAAGGTCACGCAGAGTTTCGCAGCACACAGGCTTTTTCTTTATTGCGTTTATAATTCTTTTGTTACGACCTGATATCACTTAATCAATTTCCTCCAAAATAAAAAGAGCCAATATCTGCAATTTCTCACAAATATCGGCTCTGGCTCTTAGGCTCTGGCACTAATTATTTTTAATTTCAACAATTCCATTCTGATCAATGATTTTAATTTCAGCTCCCCAGTAAGATTTCACGTATGATTGTATTCCTGAAATAATATTTCTTAGTTTTTCATTTTCAATCAATAAAGAACTCATATCATCTTCAAGATTGGCAATTTTCTTTTTAAGTTTCTTCTTTCCCATAAATCTTCACATCCTTGTTCGCCGAACAATCTGTTCATACATTCTTCTACATCTGTCCGCATTTTTACAACGAATATCTGTAAGATACGATTTCTCTCCAAATGTGCTAACATCCATCTTTTCAATATTGGCTTCAAAATCTCCGCACCTATCGCAATACTCTTCTAAATACAGACTAAAAGTTTTATACGTACTCATCGTTTTATCTTTCCATCCTTAATCACTGGATAATACGCTTTCTTACAGTGTTTACACCATATCGGCGCATTCTCAATATTGGAATTCACTTCCACTCTCTGACCAGTCTTGTGACCATGTGGACAGTAATACCAATTTTCTTTTATCTGTTCCATTACTCTAGCCACTCATTATCCAAATAATAAAATCCACATACAACAGCTCCAATCAATCCAATCCAGAAAATCCAAAATAAAACTTGCCAAAACACTTCTTTTGATTCTAAATGCTCAACAGTTTTATCTATAGTTCTATCCTGATAAAAATGTGTATTATTTGATATTGTTTTGTCTTTTAATTCTGTAAAAATTGTTCCTTTGAATCTTGTTCCAGTACCATAATACTTGTACCTCACGCGACTCGATTCTTTAATTGTATCAATATAGTCTGCATCTGGAAATTTTATTTTACCACTATCAAATACTACACCGCAGAATGATACTTCTTTACATTGTTTGCTCTCACTACCAGCGTAATCCCACGACCAATAAACTTCTGTATGAGTCTTTGTGCGACCTTTTCCATCGGTGGTTGTATATGTTCTAGTATGTCTGTTATAATGCTCTTCTTCCTTTTCAACACACATATATTCTCCACCGATTTCCGGGAAAGTCACTGTATCAACAGCTTCTAAATCACCATACACAAAAGCATCCCCAACGTTTGTGTCCATCCCATATCGGAAAAGTTCTTCATCCTCAATCTTAACAGCCTTATTGTATCTTTCATTATTATCCATAATACTGTTTTGAATCTTACCTGATATAAGAAATCCAATCAAAAGCATTACAGCCACGATAGATACACTTGCTAAGACTTCACGCTTTGTAATCTCCATTTATTTATCTCCGAACAAATCTTGTGGTGCATCTTCTGATACATCGTATTCAAGGTAAGAATAAGACTGTTTCTCATATCCAGTCATATTCAAGAAAATACTTGTCGGAAATTTACGTACGTAACGATTGTACTGCTTCACCTGTTTATTGAAGTTACTTCGATATTCAGCAATCATATTTTCTGTGATTGACAGCTCATTCATTAGCTGCTTGTAATTTTCATTCGACTTCAACTCTGGATATGCTTCACTTACTGCTGTAATAGCTGTAGTGACATTCTCAATATTCCCCGTCTGTCCTCTTCCATCAACAACGGCTTTCAATGTTTCTGCCTCATGCGAATCATACTGTTTCACGCAATCCGCAAGATTATACACAAGGTCAACTCTTCGTTTTTCCTGCACCTTGATATCCGACTGTGCCGTCTTTACTTGCTCTTCCATTGCAATAGCCCTGTTCTGTGAGCTGTATACTCCAAATACGCACATTAGAGCTACAGCAACAATACCACCAAATGCAATTAAAGCTACTTTCCAATTACTTTTCATCTGCTTACTCCTCTGTATGACAGGTGTTTGTCAGTTTCTTGTACACATCTTCATACAACTCCTGTTTGTCACCATTGTATGTATATTCAGCATAGATGCCATCTCCATTGACGTTAGTTGGAGCAAGGCACTTATAATTCTGCAAAGTCTTACATGACCAAACGATAAATACATTACTTAAATCAATCGGTGTCTCCGGTCTATTCTTCAGATACCATTCAACAAGTTTCTTTTTACATACACTCTGAAAGTGATTCATGCCTGTGATAATCATTGTTATTCCTCCTGTTCGCCAGGACGTTTGCTTATTGGCTCTACTCCAATCAAGCACCCATTTCCGGCATATGCTATAAATTCAAATTTATTATTCACAACAACCTTTGATGTTTCGCTGAAAGGCTCTATCAGTTGATATGTCTCAAATATTGGCAGATACAGTACTTTTGGTGTTTGCCAGTACAGTTTCCTTTTACCATCAAGTTTCCATCCGGCATACGCAGTAATTGTCTCAAACCTTAAAATTCCAAGAACTTCCTGACCTGTTGTTTCAATATGTGCAATTGTTTTTGTATCATTCCGCAAACGCCCAATCTTCCGCAAGCATATCCGCCTGAGAAGCAAGCCATCCCATCTGTACTCCTGATGTTCCGACAAATGCAATAGCCATGTTTCCGATAGCATCATGTTCGCAGTTTACAATTTCTCCATCTGCTGTCTTGTAAGAAATACCAGTAGCAAGCTGAATGTACTGCTTCTTACCATTCCAACCTTTACGTGCCACTTTACGCCCTTTTTTCAGATATGTGATAGCGTCACCAAATGAAAATGCTGCTTTGTCACAGAGTATCGGACAATTTTCTTCGTTTGCAATCATCCAGTCCTCTCTTAGCATATCATCAAAAACTCTTCCGACTCTCTCGTCTTTAATATCAGTTTCATTTTCTTCGCTTCCAGTGAGCAACGACTTACTATGCGTCATAACCGTCTCTTTTTCCTCATCCCAGTACCAATAATAAGCTAACCAACCAGGAAGTCTCACCTTTGCTCCACGTTTCATTGCTTTTAATGCTTCTTTAAATGTCATCGTTGTGTCTCCTTTCATTTTGCTACTTTTACCATGTATCCAACTTCTTCACTTTCGTATTCTTGTTCCATTACTAGTTCATATTTTTCAACTTCGTAAAGGACATTCCCGATTATATTGTGCTTTTTCTTGTATTCATAGATGACTTGCTCTATAAAAAAGTTTATTTCTTCTCGGTTCTGCTTTTCTGCGTTGGCATACAGTTCATCTCCGTGAAGTGACTTATTTCCACTTATTTTTGATTTTAACTTTAACGCATAAACTTCTTCCGGTATATATTTTTCTGAATATGTAATAACAGCATTTGTTCCCATATTTGTTCCAAAAGGCTTGACCAAAATATTAGGAGGCATTATTACACGCTTTTCAGGCAATCTTATCTCAAATACCACATACTGCGTAATCGAAGTGATTATTGTTCTTTTTTCTTCCTTGTAACGTGGGAATATCGGCATTGTAAACATCTTACAGTCTCCTTCCTTTCCTATCTCCTTTCTTTCTGCTTCTACAATGCACCTACACTCTTAAATGCTTCCTCTATCTTTGGATACTGGATAGCAAACCAGTCCACTATTGTTTCCTCGTGTCCAAACTGTTTGTAATGTTCAAAGTTCGGTCCTAATCCGCTTTCGTAAAGAAAAGCATGTATGATTTCGTGACGTAACTGTTTCTTCATCAAACAGTCGAAATCACCTAACTTGTTCACGTTATCAGTTCTCAATTTGATGATTTTAGATGTATAGTCGCAGTATCCGTCATATTCTGCATCTTTCATCTCTTCACGGATAATTTTATATTCAGTTCCTAATACGTTTACTTTTTCCATTGCTGCTCCTCTCTTAAAAACGAAATAGGAGGGTTCGAACCTCCATCTCCAGCTCTTGCGCTGGCACTTTACCAATTAAGCTATGTTCCGTTAGCAGGTGGACAGTAATCAAACCACCTCTGCTACGGTTCTTTATACAGTACGAAGAAAATAGTAAACATTGTGACTATCGTGCAAAAATGTGAATATTAAATCTTTGACGGAACTCCGCAGCTAAAATCCGTCTGTTACATTTTTTCAAACATAATTAGGTCTTCACCTTATTCAATCATGGTAAAAGTCATCTTCTGCCACTGTGATGATAGGTCTGAGCTTTTGAGAGCGACTCTTGGCTTCCTACCACTGTCTAAGCACACATGGGATTGATACCCACAAATTTCACGGTTCTTTCAGAATATCATAGTTGCATCTTACACCTATTCGCTTTATTTTCATCAACTTGCCATACCGCTACTTTAACGAACCTCTTGTGTTATACTCCGATCTCTCAGATTCAAGGCAAATCAGCTTATTGAGAATTTCCAGTTAGTCCGTAGTCTCTCACACCACTCACATCACTGGATTATTTCTGCACCGCAGATGTCTATTAATCACTGACCACAAGGATTCTGCATTTAACTTCTCTATGATGATACACTGCAAGGCATTGTTGATGGTTTCCATCTTCACCACCAGGATCACTCCTAGTGGAAAGAATCAGCTTATCCAATATCTCGAACAAGCCTATCTCGTCACCATTGCATCTCGGCATGACTGAAAATCACTCTTCACCGAGGTAATCATATTTGAAAATAGCCATATAAGGATTCGAACCTCAATCTTTCACTTGGGTAGGGGTAGAATGAACGCTTTACCATTAAGCTATACGGCTTCCAACTACACAGTAGTAAGGAAAAGTTATGAAAAAGTTTTTTCTCCGAAACTCGGAGAGAGCTACCGTTCGGATTCGAACCGAAAACCTGTTGATTCGTAATCAACTGCTCTATCCATTTGAGCTATGATAGCATATCGCGGTTTTTATATTTTGATTCAGGATGGGGGAGTCCGAAAAAAATATTTATCTGAGAACCGTGAAACTCAGAAATAGCAGATGCCGGAGTCGAACCGACTATTTCAAGATCATGACTCTTGCGTGGTATTCCGTTCCACTCATCTGCAAACGCCGTATGAAGGATTCGAACCTCCAAGTCGTTTCCGACTGACTGGTTAGCAACCAGCTCCAATACCATTATGGGAATACGGCATGCGATGGCATTTTACGCAAGTTACCGTCGTTCATATGCTTGCAACCTACTAAGCTAGGTAAACTCTTTTTGCAGCCTTTCACTGCCAGTTCTCCGCAAAGATACTGGGTTGATTTTCACCTCTAGGAATCGGAAGGACTCGAACCCTCGTTTCTGTCGCGATCAGCGTTCTACCAGTTGGACTACAATTCCTTTAACCGCCATCTGACGGTTAGCAACAATATTTATCGTGCCGTGCGTTGCACTAGATTTTATAGTCTTTACTGACTAATCGTCTTCACCCCATATCAATGGAAACGATATGAAGCCTATGAGCCATATACAACACGCTACAAACAATCCGCAGATACACTGGAAGAAGATTGTGCCGCCAAGAACCCAAGTCATTGCATGAGCATCTAACGCAGCCAAAAGAGTGAATATAGCTCCTATAATCATCTTTCCAACTCCAACATATCCGGCAAGAAAAGTGAAAGCTATGAGCGTAATACCTGCAAGCCAATGTCTTATTTTCGCTTTATTTTCTTTCCGCATCGTTCACACCTCCACGTATGCTCTGTTTTCCACGATCCATCTGGCTGCAAGACTAAATCAGTATTTGCATGGACGGTTCGCTCATGCTTACAAAACAACTGCCTTATTATCTTAAACATTTCTTCCTCCGCATTCGCAATCCGTGAAGTTTACGCCAGTTATTTGAACCAATCGTGTAACATGGCAAAGTTTTTACATTAAATGTTCCAAACGTTCCATAGAAAACCGCAGATGTGTTCAATAAGTTGTCTATTTTTCTCATTTTTGTTTTTAGCGTTGAAGCCGATATTGTTTTCGATACTTTGACCAGATCATCAACGATTAAATCCGAATCCTGTTGGATATAAAGTTTCCCTGTTGGTGGAAAGCCACCATACGCATATCTTCTCTTATCTTTCTCGCCCATCATTTATTCCTCTTACATCCACTATTTCCAAACAAAAACGAAAATGTTTCTAATTCAGGAACTTTCACACCGCACAATGCACATGTCAGCTGAATTGCAGTATTCCGATCTCCGCATTTCTTGTAAAACTCTAAATAAACGCTATAAAACATGCTAACTGCTTCAATTATTTCTTTATTGCCCATCAGAAAACCCTCCAAAGTGCTTTCACATCATCAAGTCTGAACATGGCTTGAACTGAATCTTTGTTGTTGAAAATAATAATCCTATCATCCTGAGCAATATCGCAACGATTAGCCTCTACGAAATACGACGCATCAACTGTGACAATATGGTATTTCGGTTGAATTGGTTTAACTCCGTCATAAATCAGCATCTTTAAATACCTCCTTAACAAATCCGGGTAGTTCGCCTATCCCTTCTGCCCCTATCAGCATCTTGCAACCTGCATAAGTATTGAACCAGAAGCCAATCTTCGGAACAACTACTTTCGTAAACATGTCATCCATAATTTCCAGTGGTTCGTTACACTCAAACCGAGGAATCCAAGTCATCTTAGACATTTTTCTGTTAATATCCGGTGAATATTGCACTATCTGATGCCGAAGAATCACTTGAGTAAATATCAATCTTCCAGTAACAGTCTGGCCGGTAGATTTTACCGTTGCTTTTAAATTTTCTATTATCTGTTCCATGATACCTGACTTCCTACAAACATTCTTTCTCTGCTTTCCACTTAGCCACTCTGTCGTACATGATTTTTCGAACCTTTTCCTAAGGCATGTCTTTTGGAAATGTGGCAGATATTAGAATTCTGTACTTATGATCCCGAAGTTCTCTTTTAATTTCATTTCTACCAAATGAATAAAACGGGTCGCACCAATATATATTATCCAATGTTTTGTAATCAAACGCTGCATCATAGCACAAACCAACATCCTCATTAGTCTCACATTGAATTTCGTCTGTGTCATATTCTTCAATTATAGCCGTGTCGCTACGATATCCATTTGAACCATTCAGCATTGCACATATCTGTTCAGCTTTCTCTCTGCTTAATGCAACTGTCTGTATGCAATAATCCGAATACTCTCCGGAAGTAATCACACATACCTTCATGGCTAATCTCCTATCATGTAAAATAAGGCCTTTTTGAAAAAAAATTGCTTGAGGGGGTGAGGTATGTACCGGGGCGTCCCGTCCTCGTAACCCCCACCCGGGTCTTTTTAAGGTCAAAACCGTTTTTTCGATGCTTTCAGCCGATGCCATGTCTTTTCAATGATTCGAACATATGTATCTATACGACAAATAGCAATTTGTTATATAGCTAATATACAATATCTTGTATCTGTGCGCTTTATTGCACTACATCTTGTGAAAATAATAGTTTTAATTGATTGATATTAAAAAAGATCAATCGGCGTCCGGCAAATCTGGAAACTTTGGAAGCTGTCGAGCCGGCTCTTTTTGTCCTATTGCATCGGTCACACCGTACTTTTCCGCAATCCCCGGAAGATCAGGAGCTTTCTGCGCTGCTGTCTGTCCTCTCGGCTGCCCCATGTTCCAACCGTAATGCCTGTTTAGTATGCCAAGGATTCCAACCGGGTTTCCTTTTCCGGATGCTAATTTATTACTCAGAGACTCCTCTCTTTCAGCTTGCAACTTTTTCGTTACCTCGGACGAACCGCGTTCAATTTCCGGGTTATTAACCCACTGATACAACGTGTCTATATGTATTCCAGTCATTTTACTAAATCCCATAACTGATACTTCTTTTGAATACTCATAACACATAGCTATATATATATCGCATACATTATCAATTAATTCTCTATTGCTGTAATCTATATTACTTTTTTCGTTATATCTTCTGG